TCAGGCTCTGCCGAATCGGAAGGCTGCATCTCCGTCAAGGTTCTTGGTAAGAAAATTTCTCGCTGTGGAGAACTCTTCACCAACCAGTCCCAATCGAATCAGCCATGTTCGCATTGCAAATTTCGGATTTTCTGTTTGCTGTGGTTTTGGGCTTGCTGTTTTCAGCTCCTTTGCCATTTCGGAAAGTGCAAGGCAAAGCTGAATGTAGCTTTTCAATTGTCCTGCGTGAAGTCCGTTTTTCTTTTCTGCTGTAGGCTTGTCAAACTGGAAAAGTCGAAATTCGATTGTGCTTTTTGTAAAGGTTGCATGGAAGTTCAGCATATGGTATCTGCTATCGTTGTAATGTTGATTTCTGCCGTAATTCGCACCGTTTGCTGTGTACCAGATATCTGCAAACTGTGCCATTGTGGTGGGTTTCTTTTTGTTCAGTTCTTCAATGAATCTTGGGTTTACCGTTCTGCAATATCTGTTCATTCTGCCCTGGTCGATTTTCAAAGCATCTGCAATCAGTCTTTCGTGGCTTGCCATGATGTTTGCAAGGTTTCTCAGGCTCTGTGGTGTGTGTCCGTTTGCTCCTATGTGAATATGAACTCCTGCCCCAATTCCTGCGTGGCTTACTGCTCCAGCCTTTCGAAGCTTTCTGACCAGTTCCTGCAAGGTTTCAATGTCGCTGTAGTAAAGAATCGGTGTGACCAGTTCGCACTTTTCAGCGTCGCATCCTGCAATGCTGACGTCTTTCTGGAATTTCCATTCTCTGCCTTGTGCATCCCATGCTGACCAGGTACTGTATCCGTTTCGGCTTGCTGTGAATTCGTATCTGCCTGTTCCAAAGAAGTCTGTGGCAAGCTTTGCAGCTCGTTCTCTTGTGATGTGGTTCATCTCAATTTCAACTCCGATGGTCTGGTTTTTCAGGTTTTCAATCTGTTTTTCTGTTTTAGCATTCATGATGTTTTCCTCCGTAATTTCGGGCTTTCCGCCCTTTCGTTGTATCACATATTACCGCATTACGGAGTATATAGCAACCCGCTAAATCAACAGAAAAACAGACTGTATATCCGCCAAAAGATTGTGTAATATACAGTCTTGCTTTACTTGATTTTGTATGGTAACATACAGTACGATGGAATAGGTTCTGTCTTAATTTTCAGCTGCCACAACCTTGAAAGAATCCACTTCGGGAATCAGGGCAAGGGAGGAGCCATTCTGCCATTTCATGTGTATGGAACCCAGATCATCGATATGAGTGACCTCACCGATCGTTCCGGGAAGAATGGGATATTTTTCATCACGCATAGAAATCAGCTGTATCTTCGTTCCAACAGGATACTGTTTTCGGAGTTGTGCCAGATAGCTTTTATTCGGAAACTTCATTTGAATTACCCGCCTTTCTGAATGCTGAACTGCCTGAAAGATTTCTGAGCAGTACTTTTCTCACCGCCTTATATTCTGTACCAATCATACCCAATCGAAGAAGATAACAACGCATTGTGTATTTTGGATTGTCAGTAGTTTCGGGCTTATTGTTGATACGCTTCTGATTTTTTGCAAATTTGCAGAGCATGGAAATGAAAGTGCAGTAGGCATCTGCATCACCGTCTTGCTCTACTTTGAACCATGGAAATTCCACCTTTTCATCAGATGAAATGATGTCCAATGAATCCGTCTGAAAAGCAGCCTGAAAAAGGGCAGCCTTGTTTTCGCAGATCTGTTGAAGATTACCCAGCGTATGTTCATCGAAATAGTCCGCAGGCATCTGAACTGTCAATTTTGTGGATTCCGGTTCTGCTGTTTCAGGAACATCGTATCCACGTTTTTTCAGTTCTTCCATAAGATGTTCTGCCTCCTTGCTGTCAGCTGAATCGCTGATTTCAAGGTTGCCCTCTTTGGTGACAGTATAACATTCCCCGATCTTGTAAGCACAAGTCGGCATATACTGATATTCGGCAGGAATTTCAAGTATTTCAGAAACAGCTTTCACCATTGTTTTTCGATTTTCTCCTGTGAGATGAAATGCAATCGTCATATGTTTGACCTCCTTTTTGGTAGTACACATGATAACTCGTTTCCTCACAGATATCAAGTGTGACATATGACAAACTTTCAGGCTGTATTCTGTGCATAATACGCTATCCCAGACAGTACAAACCACGCATTCCCTAAATATATACCGTTGCCCCACATCTTGTAGGCGGCACTATCGGAATACGGATCTTTCAGCCATTTTTCAATCTGCTTACGGGATTTCGGTTTACAGGTTTTCCCGACAGCCTTGTTGTAGGTTTCAAAGACATTCTGCCACCAACAAATTTGTTCTTCCGTTGGATTTTCAATGCCGATATTATCGCACCACCAAGTCGGCATACCCTGCAGCAACGCACATTCCTGCGGTGTCAATCTTCGCACGATATATTCCGGAGCATTGACAAGCGGCGGATCTTTGTAATCTGATGCCACAAGAGTGTTTGCTTTTTCTCTTTCTGCAACGGTGTGGTGTGAATTTTTGCTTGTGGAATAGACCGGATGGGCAATTCCGCCTGCACCTGATGCAACAATTGTCGGAGATTTTTCTTCTTCGATCTGAAAACTGAATTTTGCATTGTATCCCTGATTCATGGCAGGTCTGCCGATTCCATAGGCAACAGCATGATTTTCAGTACAATTGAGTGTGTACATTGTTTCCGATTCTTTATACCCATTGCCGTGATGTGATGGACGTGAACCATTTCCCTCAACGACAACAATTCCGCCTTGATTTTTGCATGGAGACTGATTGCTTGTATCAATCGTTCTTGCAGTATCTGCTTCGTAAAATCCGCTGTTGGGATTGTCGGAAAGCATGGAATTGCTGTATTTTCCACAGATGCCGTATGCTTTATGAAAATGTTCCACCACAAACGGCTGATTATTTCCGCCCGTTCCATATGTAGCAGAAACTGTTTCCGCTACTTCAACAGGACCCTTAAATCGTGTATCTTGCCCGTGATTTGAAAAAACTAACCCTGTGCTTGTTTCTTCAGAGCAAGTTCTAAAACTTCCGGCAGTTTCTTTCCACGAACAGAAGCTCTGCGGAGAATACCCAGACAGGCTTTCGGACTCAAATAATATTTTTGAGGCACATTCACCATCAAAATCTGCGACAAGGTAGATACGCATTCTTCTCTGGGGTACACCCCAGTACTGAGCATCGACTGTCCTGTATGCGAGAGAGAAACCATCTGCCAGGATTTCTCCTGCCTTTGTCCACTTTTCAGGTTTAGGGACAGATATGTCTGAGATTTTGATTTTGCAGAGTTCTTCAAGGACGCATCGGAAGTCCTCTCCTTTGTTGGAGGATAGGGCTCCGGTGACGTTTTCCCACACTGCGAATCTCGGGTATTTACCATTGGTTGCACACCTCATTTCCTTGATAATTCTGACTGCCTGAAAGAATAGTCCGGAACGTGCGGCATTCAAGCCCTGACGCTTTCCTGCGACACTAAGATCGGTGCAGGGCGAGCCAAAGGTGATAATATCCACAGGTTCGATTTCCGCACCGTTGATACAGTTGATGTCGCCCAGATGCTTTACAAACGGCAGCCGCTTTTCTGTAACAGCTATCGGAAACGGCTCTATTTCTGATTTCCAGACAGGCAGAATGCCGGAGAGCATTCCTGCCATTTCAAAAGTTCCGGAACCGGAAAACAGGCTGCCAAGGGTGAGAGGTTTATTCATCTGACACCTCCACATCCTTGTATTCGATCCTTTCGCCATTACGCATCAGATACACATCATCAGAGTTACCCTCATGGAGTTTGATGTATCTTTCCACCGCAACATCAACGAACTTTGGTTCCAGTTCAACGCCAAAGCATACACGGTTTAACTGCTCACAGGCAATCAGGGTAGATGCACTGCCCAAAAATCCGTCAAGCACCATGCCGTTTGTCTGCGTACACTGGGAAATCAGATAGGCGATCAACGGCACCGGCTTACTGGATGGATGTCCGCAGCCGTCCTCTTTGCTGTTTTTAATGCGGTCAAACTCAAATACCGTTTTCTGTTTCTGGTCACCATACCAGATATGCTTTCCGTCTTTTCTCCAGCCCCAGATAATCGGCTCATGGATATACTTCCAGTCGGTTCGGGTGAGAACAAGGCGGTCTTTCTTCCAGACAAGTCCTGCACCGACCTTGAAGCCTGCATCTTCATACGCATCATGAAATACACGTGCCTTTGAAGTTGCATAAAACACATAAATGCTTGCATCCTTCGCCATGGCGTCTTTGAATCTTTCAAATGCAGATTTCAGAAACGCATATCCTTTTTCATCATCAAGGTCATCATTCTTGATTTTGCCTGACGTGCTTTCCAGATTGACAAGATACGGCGGGTCTGTGCAAACGAGATTTACTTTTGTGTCTCCAAGAAGTGCTGTATAGGTTTCCGGCAAAGTGGAATCACCGCAGATAACGGTGTGCTTTCCAAGATGCCAGATGTCGCCGGTTTTGGATTTGCAGGGCTTTTCCAGTTCTGCGTCTACATCGAAATCGTCCTGTTTTGCCTCGTCGCTGTCAATTGCAAATAAATCTGCGATTTCTTTTTCATCAAAGCCTGTAAGTCCAAGGTCAAAACCGAGATTCTGCAATTCTTCCATTTCCACGGCAAGGAGTTCATCATCCCAGCCGGCGTCCAATGCCATACGGTTGTCGGCAAGGATATATGCCTTCTTCTGTGCCTCAGTGAAATGGTCAGCATATACGCAAGGGACTTCTGTGATACCTTCTTCCTTTGCTGCCATGATGCGTCCGTGTCCTGCGAGGACATTGTAATCTTTATCGATGATAACAGGATTGACAAATCCAAATTCACGGAGGGAAGAACGGAGTTTCAGAATCTGTTCTTTATTGTGCGTACGAGCGTTATTTGCATAAGGCACTAACTTATCGATGTCAACAAGCTGAAATTCTGTTGTCGTGGTCATCTGTAATTCCTCCTCTGCTGAATTCTGAGCATACCTTTTCGGGCAGCATCAATGTTGCCTTTGACAGCCTGTCCTTTTATCGTTCGGTACTGCTGTTTGGTAAGATAGGGTTTGTTATTTTTCAGTTCTCTCCAAAAACTATTATCTGCTTTCATAAAAACTCACTTTCTGCTTCTCAGTAATTTTTCCATCATATCTTCCTGCGGATTGCCCTGAAATTCCACAGAGCAGTTTTCACGGACTATCTGAAAAATCTGATTCCAGATTTGGTTTGCCTGTTTCATGTAATTCTGTGACATCGCTACATAGGGAGAGGCAATTGCCGCACCAGTTGTAGGATGTTTGGAAATATATCCGTATTTGGTGACGATCTGCTCGCAGTGAATCCAACGGGAAATGCTCATGGCATACTGTTCCACAAGCTGACGGCTGACGATTTTCTCACAGGAGCGTTCTTTCAGCCATTGATAGGTTTCTGTATACACATCATCGGCGAGAAGTTTTGTGCCGTCACGCTGTAATTCTTTCATGAAATTTCTGACAGGCGGTGTTTCAGCGGATTCTATATTCGCAGGCTGCATCATAACTTCAGCAGTTTTTCCCTCAGCGATCTTTTCAGCGAGTGCCTTTCTTGGTCGTCCTGCACCCGGTCTTGCACCGCCTCGGTTTGTACCGTCTTTCGCCATGATGTCATCACCTCCGAAAAATCAAAGAAAATCAAACAAAACTTAAAATCGGGCATAAAAAATGCCGACTGTAAAAGTCGGCAAAGTTAGAAATTATCGGTGCTTTTCAGTATTTTTATATCTGAGGGGTCAATAGGGTATTTGAATACCCGTTTTTGTGCGTGAGAGGGAACGCCGGTCTGTAAAAAATTCACAATTAGAGATTTTTATCCCCCACCGGCAGCATTTCAGACACAATCAATATCGATAGACGGGATTTCGGTCTTCCGTCCGTGTCTTGCGGTCATGGCAGGACTTGCAAAGAGCCTGCCAGTTACTTTCATCCCACATCAGATGCGGATCACCACGGTGAGGAATGATATGGTCGACCACAGTTGCTGCTGTGAACCGTCCCTGTGCTTTGCACCGCACACACAAAGGATGCCGGCGGAGGTACGCCTTGCTCAGTCTCTGCCACTTGCTGCCGTAGCCACGCTTAGCGGCAGACGGTCGGTCGGGGTGAAGAGACTTGTGCTCCTCGCAGTACTTGTCCTCGGTCAGATTCGGACAGCCGGGGTGACTGCATGGGCGTTTACTCTTCCTCGGCATAGCCGACACCTCCTTCGAGTATAACAAAAGCCGCTGCGGTCAGATCACAACGGCTTTACATAATTCTTCTATTATACAGTTTACCACATATCCTCGTGTAAGTCAAGTTTTATGAACTCTCATCAACTCTCAACTTTTCGAGGACTTTGGTATGGAGACGGTAAATATTCTGTACGCTGTAGCCGAACTCCGAAGCGATTACTGCCCACGGCTTGAATTCAAGGTAACGCTTGGTAAGCAGGTCACGTGCATCACTGTCCTCCACCTGACGGATGCGGTTTTCCATGTCAGATATCAGGGCAGCATACTCCGCCTGCGTTTCCTGTATCTCCTGTTCCAGTGCCATGATTTTGAATACAGTTCCTTCCATCTTGCTGTGGTCGGGAGATACCGTCTTTGGCATATCGCTGATGCCGTTGCCATTCATACCCTCAGCTCTCTGACGCAGCAGACGGATTTCATGTATTTTCCGGTTGATGCGTTTGCGTAGTCGTTCCGCTTTGTTCCAGTATTCCTTCATGCTGCTTCCTCCTTCATCATAACAATCAGCTTCTCACCGTCTAAGTCGGACAGAAATGCAAACCACTGCGACCGCAGGAAACGCTCGCATTCGCGGATCGTGCCTTCGTCTTTTTCGCTCAATGCCTGTTTGTAGTCCAGCAAAGCTCTCTCAATAATTGCCGCAGACAGCGGCACATATCCTTCGCTCATTTTACTCTCGCTTTCACTGCACTCATCATTGCTGCCTGTGTTTTATCCTTGTTTTCCAGAACCTTCATGATATCTTCATCAATCGTTCCCACCGATACGATGTGGTGGATTACGACCGTTTCGGACTGCTGCCCCTGACGCCAGAGGCGGGCGTTGGTCTGCTGATACAGTTCCAGCGACCACGGCATCGTGTACCAGATGATGGTGCTACCGCCGGACTGCAAATTCAGTCCGTGACCTGCGGAAGAAGGCTGTATCAGTGCGATTGGTATTTTGCTTGCATTCCAGTCGGCAATGTCTGTATCGGTCTTGATCTCTCTGCACTCGAAACGCTCCATGATGCTGTCCCGTTCATGCTTGTACCAGTATGCGATCAGAACAGGTTTGCCGTTTTGCGCTTCGATCAGATCTTCCAGTGCGTCCAGCTTGTGGGAATGTATCCGCATCACGTTGCCGCCATCGGTATAAACCGCACCGCTGGCAAGCTGTGTCAACTTTCCACACAGGACACCTGCATTTGCTGCTGTAATGGAATCCCGCACGAAGTCCAGACACATATCCTGTTCCATATCTTTGTAAATTGCTGCAGCCTTCTCATCAAGTTCCACTCTATCCGCTGTCGTTACCAGCTCCGGCATGGTCAGGTGGTCGGTGGTTTTCATGGAGATGCTGATATCAGCGATTTTGCCGTATATTTCCTTTTCCGCGCCCTTTCTCGGTGTGTAAGTGAAGCCGTTCCAGTCCGGTGTAAAATAAGCATCACGATACTGTCCGATACGCTTGCCGAGACGTTCACCCTTGTCCAGCAGACGGAACTGCGCCCACAAATCCATGAGTCCGTTGCTGCATGGTGTTCCGGTCAGCCCTACGATGCGCTTTACGAAAGGTCGTACCTTCCGTAGTGCTTTAAATCGCTTGGACTGATGATTCTTGAAGGAACTCAGCTCGTCAATAACGACCATGTCAAAATCAAATGGCATTCCGCTGCTTTCAATGAGCCACTGCACATTCTCACGGTTGATGATGTAGAGGTCTGCCTTTTGCCGGAGTGCCGCAAGCCGCTGTTCACGGCTGCCCAGCACCAGACTGTAATTCAGCCCCTCAAGGTGATCCCACTTGGCGATCTCGGCAGCCCAACTATTCTTACATACACGAATCGGGGCGATGATCAGTACCTTGCGTACCTCAAACTTGTCAAACATGAGTTCGTTCAGCGCCGTCAAGGTGATGCTGGTCTTGCCGAGTCCGCATTCCAGCAGGACTGCCGCCTCTGGGTGTGTTTCGATGAAGTCCACAGCGAACTTCTGATAGTCATGGGGTTTGTATTTCATCAATGATCCCTCCAATCTGATCGGGGCTGTCCAACACAAACGCCTTGAAGCCCAGCCGCCGAAGTGTTTTGATACGAAGTCGCTGCAGCGACCGGGGCTTTTCGCCGGGTGTTTTGACCTCCACGAAACCGATTCTGCCGAATGGCATCAATACGATGCGGTCAGGCACACCTGCTATTCCGGGAGATGTGAACTTCCAGCAGACACCGCCGACGGCTTTCACGGCAGCGACCAGTTTTGCTTCAATTTCATTTTCTCGCATAAATACGACCTTTCCGGGCAATAGTGCAGGTCGGTGAATGTCATTTACAAACCTTTCCATAGGAAGAAATTTCTATGATTTTTCTCGCCTGCGTAAGGTTGGGATATGAGTTTCACCGACCTGCACTTTCCCGATTCTACGTTGTTTTTGAATGATGAAAATGCAGGTCAATCCAGAAAGTCGAGCCGGATTTGAAGCCCATAGATGGTAATTCCGCTGTTCAGCTTCTTGCGCTTATATCCTGCCTGCTCCAACGCACCGTAGAAATCGGTCGTGCTGCGGACATACTCACCATTCTCTATGCAATACTCACGATAACGCTTATACAGCTCTCCGGACTTCTCCTGATAGGACGCATCTACATCGCAGCAATCATTGATGAATGCTCCAAGCCAGTCATTGCCGTCACGATACGCTCCGATCGCATCCAACACACATTGTGGGCGGTCTACCTTGAAATCGGCAGCGACCACCTTCATCGCACCCTCGATCAGCCACGAAAGAACCACACCGCCTGCATTGTCAATGAGATACTGGGTATAATTCTTTTTGTCAGCCTGTCCCTGAATCTTTGCATGGAACGGGATCACGATCAGTCTACGCCATGTGCCGTCATCGGAGGCAGACACCTTCGGCAGGTGGTTGGTATACAGCACCAGCGTGTGGCTTGGCTCAAAAGAGAACGGAGCCTTGAACTTCTTTTCTGCGAAAATGGGATCGGTCGAACAGAGCTGTTTTACCACAGAGGTATTCAAACGCATACCTTCCTGCAGCTCGGCAGCAATAATCAGCCGCTTGCCCTTCAGCTCTGCCATTTCGGGCTTCACGTTCCGCTTGCAGTTGACGGTCAGGGCGTCAGCAGAGATATTGCCGGAATAGCTGCCCAGCACCTTGTAAATTACATTCCAGAATGTCGATTTGCCGTTGCGTCCATCACCATAAGCAATAATCATCGCCTCGGTGTATACCTTTCCAATCAGGCAAAGTCCGCAGATCATCTGGACATAGTCAATGAGACTCTGGTCGCTGCAGAAGAACACCTGCAAGGCTTCCTCCCATAACTGCCTGCCTTCCTCATTCGGCACGACCGCTGTCACTTTGGTAATCAGGTCAGCAGGATCAGTCGCTCTCCAACCGTTAATACCTTTCGTCAGATCATAAGTGCCGCCGGGTGTATTCAGCAGCATAGGATTCCCGTCAAGCTGCTCCGGGTGCTTCAGTACCAGTGGTTTGGCGGCATCAAGGGCGTTATTCAGACTTCGGATGTTGCGATACTTCATCACGAAATCGTGGTATATCTCCGAAAATCTGAATAGCCCATATGCAGCACCCTGCTCCGGATTCAAACTATCACGGAACTTTTTACCACCCGCTTTTGCCAGCATTCTGGGAACGCCGAGCTTTTCCAGTGCACATAAATGTTCTTCCATCTTGCTTTCCGCATCCGAAAGCTGGGCATCGGTATGTTCAATCATCGCCATGACCGCCGCCTGTTCCGATTCCTCCCAATATACACCATTGTAACGCAGGTAATTGGTAGCAACCGTGAAGGTGATTTCCTCGCCAAAGCAGTCCACGAAAGTACGGGCTTCACCGACATCGGAAAAATCATCCGGCAGGAGAGGATTTTGTCCGAACTGGTCGGGCGGAACATATCCGTCCTGCGAGGTAACCTTGCTGCCGAACTTGCAGGCACTGTTCCAGATGCTTTCCAATTCCGTATCATCAAGAGGAGGATTGCACTCGGCTGCTTTGTCCAGAAATTTCTGACGGGCTTCATCCGTCACACCGAAACGCTTGACCAGTCTGCCCGCAATACGGGACAGGGTGCTGTTGCGCTGCCCTTCTGGAATGCTGCGGTTCGATTTCATCAGTGTCAGCCAGTCCTCGATAGTCAGACTCCCTTCGTGCCAAACCACCTCACTTTTCGAGCCAAACAGAAAACGGGAGGCATCCAGCGCATTGCCGTCAAAGAAGGGAAGTTCCTTGTAGATACGGGCTTTGATTGCTTTGTGAAATGTTGCATCCTTGCATGGCGTTGTCGGGAAAAATACATGGAAACGAGGGCGGGCGGATACCGAGCCTTTCGCCAGCATATGATGACGACTGTATGTGACCGCAAATGCCACATCTGTTAGCATCTCCGACAGCTTTTCGGGCGTGATCCACTCGTCCGTATCGTCGGAATGGTCGTTGTCACAGTCCATCGGCACAACATCCGAGAGCTGGAAGTTAGTGTCACTGCGGGAAAAATTATCATACAGCGCACACACATGATCGAAGGCGACCGCCTTCTTTAGGTCAGCTTCAGAGGTAATGACTTTCTGGTGTGGGTAGTTGGTGTTCTTCGCATTGCCGGTACAGTCGGCAGTATACAGGGTAAATTTCATAGTTTTTCCTCCAATTCTTCCGTAAAATAACGGATTCTCATGTGTTTTCGTTTTGCACGGTCAATCTCCGCCTTCATGCCTGCGGAGATATTCTCACCGAACACCCAAAGCTCCACGCACTTGCTCATCAACACCCAATTCATGAAGATAGCCGTATTACGTTCTTCTGGTATACTGTCATCCATGAACTGCGTAAAATAGATGTGCGGTGCAATCGGCAGATAGTGCTTGTCTACGGCAAAGCGGCTGTATCTCTTGGCGTTCTTGATATTCCTCTCCGTATCTCCGGAGTAAGGAGAGCAGATATACACAATGGGTCGGAAGGCGGCAGCCTTGCGGACTGCCTTTTCTTCCTTTTCCAGACGGGTGAACGCCTCGTGTTCTGTAGGGCTGAAATAGCCCTCTGCGTTGTACTTATTTGCCATTGCCGTGCTCCTTTTTTATGCGTGCCGCATACCATTCCAGATGACGCTTTCTCGTCTGAAAATCTGGAACTGACAGCAGCAGACCAATATCAGCCTTTTGCAGAACTTCAAGCATATTGATTTGCTCCTGCGTCAGATATGGGCGGATGCTGGTCTTTTTCTCAATACCATGAAGCACTCTGAACTGCTTTGCCGTCATGCCAAGTACAATACGGTTGAGCATATCGCATTCATTGCTGAAGTGATAAGGCTTCGGGTTGTCGTTGATAAGACGGATATTCTCGGTCAGCAAAGGAAATTCCTGCCTTGCTGATACAAGCGTTCTGATGAAAGACTCCATCTCGTTGAAACGGCGTATGTACAGTTCCTTGAACTGTGCCGCCTTTTTACCACGATAGCCCATTGCCAGAAAGACGAAACCGTCACGGGTCATAATGTAACACGGCTGCTTATGTTCCTGTTCGTTGATGTATGCCGACTGCACAAAATTGTGCAGTCGAAATTCCTCCGAGCAATCAAGTTCACGAATATCACGGAGGACAGCTCTGTGTTCCTTTTCAAAGAACTGTGCCACATAGCGGCTGTCTACTCTGGCGGTGTCATGTTTATCGACGAACACGCCGTAATCGTCCATAGGAATTAAACTTTTCATTTCAGTGCCTCCATTCTTTTCTTCGAGCAGGCAGAACAGCAAACTGCCGTGCCATACATATCGCCCATGCCGTCTGCAAATACAACAGACAGGTCAACGGATACTTCCTTACCGCAGTCAGGGCAGGTGCAGAACACATTTTCATCGTTCAGCTCTACCTTGACTTCAACAGTGTCATTGATATTTTCCTTTACATAAAACATAGCAAAACCCTCCTAAATTTCTTCTCATTATACAGTCCTTAAAAATATGCTGAAAATTAGCCTGCTCCTAATCTTTTTTATAAAATTCGCATTCGTACCCATCCGCCCGCAAGAGCAGCCCCTCTGCCCATTTCGGTGTACGAGCCATCTGTTCGCAGACAGCCTGCAGTGACATTCGTCTATCAGCTTCAATAATCATTTCATCGTGGATATGCCCGACGATAAAGCAGTGAGACAATGTCTGCAAGGAATAAAACAGCAAATCACGAGCAATGCCCTGAACGATGTTTTCCACGAGCTTGCCGGAGTATGTCTCCATACGTTCCCATTTCTTTGATGCACCGACACCGTCATAGGTAATAGATTCACCGCCAAAACGGTTCTCTTCAATACGTGGCTTTACATAGGCAAGCCGTCTGCCGGACGGAAGTTCAATAAATAGAAATCCTGATTCATAGCTGAATTTGATACCGTGTGTTTCTGTCTGCGTTTTGCCGCCGACTGCCTTGATAGCCATCCTCTCCACGTCCCACCAGAGCTGTACGATGTTGGGCGATGCCTTCCGCCAATCTGTGACAATCTGCTTCAGCTCATTATCTGAAAGTCCCATAGCGTCTGCACCCATGGCTTTCATTGCACCGACAGAGCCGCCGTAGCCACAAGCCCAATTCCGCCACCTTACCTTTCTGCCGCAAGTGTCCATTCACGCCGTGCTTTACAACAGGAACACCGAACATCTTTGATGCGGATGCACAATAAATATCCTCGCCATTAGCAAAAGCGTCCATTCTCCACTGTTCGCCTGCAAGCCATGCAATAACACGGGCTTCGATAGCAGAGAAGTCCGCTACGATAAATTTACAGCCTGCTTTCGGTACAAATGCTGTGCGGATAAGCTGTGAAAGCGTGTCGGGAATATCCTCATAGAGAAGTTCCAGAGCATCCATATTGCCGGAAAGAACGAGATTTCGTGCCGATTCTAAATCGGGAATATGGTTCTGCGGTAAATTTTGCAATTGTATAATCCTTCCTGCTTCCCGACCTGTACGATTTGCACCGTAGAACTGGAACATTCCTCTTGCACGGCCATCCGAGCAGACCGCATTTTGCATTGCTGTGTACTTTTTGACAGAAGATTTGGAGGTTTGCTGTCGGAGCAAAAGAACCTCACGAATTTCCGGCGGAACTTTATCTATCAGTTCCTGCACTTCCTTTTTGCCGAGGGATTCTATTTCTACGCCGTGCGATTTCAGCCAACCTTTCATTTGCTGCACGGAGTTTGGATTTTCAAGTCCTGTCAATTCGCACAGCTTTTCAGTAAGATGCTGTTTTGCACAATCGCCGATACGAATTGCATTACGGACAAGCGGCAAATCAAGCTGAATGCCGCGGTCGTTGATTTCTTGGTCAAGGTGGTATTCCTTCCATACGAAATCAGGAACAGGGAAACGGCTTATTTTCCTCTCGATTCCCATTTCCGTCTCCACGTCACGCTTGTTGTATGCCTTGAAAACCGCCCACTTATCAGTAGCATCGGACGGAACATGAAACAGCGGTTTATCGCCGTCATAGGCATAGGGGACACAAAAATACTTGATGAGAGCTTTGCCCTCTGTCATTTTCTGCTGTTCGAGTTTCAATACAGAGCCGACACCAGCCAACGTCAGCGGCAATCCAAGGTAAGCGGACGCTGCCATAGAGCAGTGCCAAGAATCAGGACTAAGATAATTACCGACAGAATCCTGTGGAATGCTGTAACTGTGGAAAATATCGGGATAATTACGTTTCAGCCAGACCGACAGGCATACGCGCTCAAAAGAAGCGTTGAAGCTGTGCTTTGTGACAGAATCGTCCGTCAAGGCATGAAGAATATCATCGGGGAGCGACTCACCGCTGGCAAGGTCAACTACCTGCACCGGAGCATCGTCTACGGAATAGGCAAACAGCAGAATATCAAAATAAGGAGAATCGGCATAGCGGTATACGCCTGTTTTGGTAATGTCTGCGTCGCTGCGGGTTTCCAAGTCAATCATCAATTTATGCATATTATCAACTCCAAATTTCCCACCCACGGTTCACACCGCAAACGCCCACCCGTCTGTATCAGTCAATTATGAAAGAAAATCATCGTCGTCATCGTCTGCAAAATCGTCCTCTGCACGGGATTTACCGCCCAGCGGCTCTCCGTCACGGAGCTTCTGGAGATTGTTCAAACCGCAGGCAATTCCACGGTTGCCATTGGTATTGAATGCGTAGAAATTAATGCTTGCACGACCGTAGATACCGCTGTAAAGTTCGCTGGTATCGAGAATCGGCTGGCAGTCGGCATCTACGACACCGGGCTTTGTTGCGCTGTTTGCGTTGATGAAGTAGCTGTCTGCGTAAGCCGGGTCGTCCGGTCTTTCTTCATCGCCGTCACGAAGAGGCGTTTTGAGCATCTTCAGTGCGGGAACAGACTTGCCGTTTCCCTTGAGTTTGGACTGTCCCTCGTCATAAGCAGCCTTGATTGCCGCTTTGCATTTCTCCACCGTTACGGTATCGCTTTTCGGAATGATAAGAGATACGCTGTACTTCGGAGTGCCGCCGTTGATGCTCTTCGGCTCGTTTACGATGAGATAGCTGAAGCGAGTATTTTTGCCCGTGACCACCTTTGTCGGATTCATAATCTTTGCCATAATAAAAACTCCTTTACTCTTTAAAATCTTCTGCTGTGGGATTCCACGCTTTCCGTTTATCGGAATCGGGAACCAGTGTCGGTTTGCCCTGTGGTTTCTCAATAAGAGAGCTGAGCAGGGTATCAAATTTTTTCTTGCCGAGCAATTTTGTCATTGCGGTCACGCCCATGAGCTTCTTTTCAAATGGGTCATATCCTGCATCCGTGACAACTGCCGCAACGGCATCATCATTTGTGTATCTTCGGTTGGAGCGACCTTCCACGATCTTATATCCGGGGAACTCCTTACCGCTGATTGCCTGTTCAAGTGCATATGTTTTTACATCGTTTACCCAACCGATAAAGGTGTCCGCACGATTGAGAATCATGCTGATTTCATCATCGGAGAGTGTATCGGGAACGGCAAAGTCGTACTGCGCCATTTGGAGGTTGTATTCCGCACGCTTGCGGCAGGTTGCCTTGACCTTGCAGAACTGACAGTGTTTGCCTGCCTTGTATTCGCCCTCACCGTTGGCGGCAAGAACCGCTGCCGGAACGAGGATTTTTTCTGCCCATTTGAGCAGTTCTTCTTTGGTAATTTCGGCAATGCTAATGTTGTCACGTCTTGGCTGAAAAATAATCATGCGGACGGTCTGAATGTCATACAGGCTTTCAAACAGGTTTAATGCACCTAATGCGTACATTCTCATCTGCGGATTTTCCTTTGCTTCTACTAAAATTCCCAGTCCATACTTGAAATCTATTACCGTAAGCATACCGTCAGCTACGATAATACAGTCGGCTGTGCCGAAGCTCTCTGCCACCCAACGGGTAAAATCAAGACGCTGTTCTACAAGGACAAGCGGATCGGAGCAATTCTGCTTTGCCATTTTGACCTGCTCCATGACAAATTCGCAGTAAGTATCGCTGCATTCCGCCATTTCTTCATCGAAGTAAGTCAAATCTTTAGTGGGGTCACGAACCCTGTGTCCGAGAGCCTTTTTTACCTTGTACTCGCAGAGGGCGTGGGCGTCTGTACCTTGTTGAGCATAGCTGCTGGATGTATCCTGTTGTACCGCATTTTCTTTTGCGGACGGCGGGCAGTTGATCCAACGCTCACTGCTGGATGGCGCGAGAAGTGCGTGATTACCCGGCATTTGCAATCACCTCCGCTTCTGCAAGCAGTGCTGTGTAGTCCGACTCTGCCACATCGGAGAGCTTGTCTGCCCCGAATTTCCGGAGCAGCTCCTTGACTTCAGCAGTATGACCATTGCGGGAAATCTCCGACAGACGGCTGCGGAGTTCTACAAAAGTAACAGTCTGCTGTTCAGGTGTCGGCTGTTCCTTCGATTCCTCCTTCGGCTCGTCCGTTTCAGGGTTGTAGATTTCCTCGAATGTGTCAAGATACTCGCTTGTAATTTTTGCTGTCAATCCTTCAACCGCTTTCGTCAGTGCGTTCAAGGAATTGATCAGTTCGAACATTTTGTCCATGGTTTTCACCTCTTCATCTTTTTTTGATTGGGAATCATTCCTTCTCACCATACAGTCCTCGGATCAGCCTGAAAAATTAGCCCCCTCAAAAAACTTTTTTATAATTTCCATAATTCTTTTTTTGTGAGCAGTAACTGTCGGTGATGACATACCGAGGATTGCGGCGGTTTCCTTCACATTGAAACCTCGCAGATAATGAAGTTCATAAACCTGTTTCTGACGTTCTGACATAGTTTCAACAGCCGCACGGAGCATTTCTACTTCCGGAGATACTTCACTGCCGTCAGGAATATTTTCAATAGCGGCTTTCTCAGAATCATGTTCATCATCAGACATCACATAGTCAATGGAAAGATTCCAATTTCTTGGTGCTTTCTCACCGGGATGAGCGTTTTCCCATTCCTTTACAGCCTGCTTTTCTTCAGCGGTCAGTTCAGGACGACCGTTTTTCAGGTTGTTGCGTACTTCTGCATCATCCAAATGATGCAGAAGTACAATAAACTCTTCAGTAATACCGTCTTTTCCCGGTATCAGGGTAATTGTGCTGCCGTCATAAATCGGATAGGTGTATGTAGTCCTTTTGGCGGCTGGCGTTTTGCGTACTCTCAGTTTTTCAGCTTTTTTCTCATAAATTGGCATAAAAAATTCCTCCATTGTCTTGAATGGAGGAATCGCCCGGCTGCAAAATGGCATAACAAATCAGACTGCACTCCAGAAGGGATTTCACTCCATTCGGTTTGCAGCCGTCAAGCTCAAATTGACAGCCTTGTTATTCTATTGTCCCACACAGCCTGTTGAGCAACCGGTGTCAGTATGTATGAGTCAGCAGTTTAACGTCATACTGGGGACATAAATAGACGGAAAAGTCAACCTCTCCCGTTATTCATGGAAAAAGTAGAGGTTAAAACGAACGGTTTTTGTAACTTTGTAAATTTTGCGTAAAATCACTTCCGCCCTCTTCCAAAATTATATCAAATGTGATATAATATAATCAAATCTTTAGTTTTCATGTCAAATTAGGAATAATATATCGAAAAGGAATATGAATATGTCAGAATTGAATTTCCAGTTACTTGAAGAAAATATCCGTATGCTCCTTGTGAAAAACAATATAACGCAGCAGAAACTCGCAGAAATTGCAGGTATGACGCAGGCTAACGTAAGCAAAGCATTGAATCGTAACGAAAAGAAACGTTTTACTCTTGATCAGGTATATAGAATTGCACAGTACTTTGAAGTATCTATTGATAGCCTTGTAGGGAATCCAGCTGAAAATTCAGCAGGTACAAGTCCACGTGATGCCTTCCGTTTCATTACAAAGTTTCTCTCTGCTGGAAAATTGAGGACTGCTGAATTGACAGTAAAAGAGACAAAATATGAGCAGGAATATGGTAATGGCTTAATGGAACACAAACCACGAGAAATTGATGACACATATCCCGTTTTCTTCTTTCCGGATTATGAAAGGTTCTCCGATTATAAGTTATCAGATCAAGACGAAGTCGACTTACATATGGAATTTTGTGCTCGTGGAAACGATACAAGATTTCTATATCTGAACAAAATATTGAAGAAGATGATACCACTGATTGCACAGTACAGGGACGGTGATATTCCGGAGGAGGCTTTTCAAATGATTGTTGATGGATACTTAAAGCAACTACCGGAAGAATAAAAAGCTAAGGAACTATTATGAAATAACTTGAACGTTTATAAAGGACTAAGGGCTTGATTATGTAGCTATTTGAATCAAAACGTTCAAGTTATTATTCAACAGTTCCCTAAATAGAATATTACCGCCCTCTATTTATCTGCTGGAGAAATAAACATGCCTTGTACGAAGTTTCTCAAAAAAAGAATACACAGAGTGCTTACGTTAGTGCCTCTATTGAATATAAATGATTTGCTTGAATAAGTGCTTCCATAAGCAATGCAAATTTAAGGAAACACTGGTTAAATGCCATTTTGAGCGAAATTACACATAGAAAGCAACGTAAATACGTCATGTGTATTTTCTAAAATCAATCAAATCAGTGCTTTCTTAATTTAGAAGTGTCGATAATGTGTTACCATCCATTTTTATTAAGTATTAATAAAAAACTATAGACATTTGTTGGAGTTTGTAAACGACCACCTCAATCATGGTCGTTTACAATGGTGAGAAGGTCATCTATGAGCGATTCAAGTTCCCACGATCCGATATCTGTTGGAGTACCACCATGAAGTTCCAATAAAGAAGCACTGACCGAAGGATCGTAGTAAGTATTGATGCGTGAAATTAGGTAGGCCGCGGCTTTTTCTTTGTTTTTTCTTTCTGAATTTGTCATAACTTGTCTCCTTTCGACTTTTAACAAAAATACTGTTTCCCCCATTGCATTTTTAGACATTTTATGCTATAATTAGAATTAGAGTATTTCGCAATGTGGCGATTTGCTTACAAGTCAATTATAACAAATAAAAAATTGCAAATAAGGACAAGAGTGGACAGATACGGACAATCCTTGTCTACTATCAAGGAGGGCGAATTCATGATAAGGATTTCTACATTACTTACTATTTTGCGAAAATATGTTGGAGCTGATCGTCGCAATGCACTTGATTACTGTGCATACATATTTTCCTTATTTATGAAAGAACCTGAAACTGATGAAGATATACGTCTCGATGAAACAGAGCGTTACTATCCGTTTACAAGTGAAAAGCAAAAAAGTGCTGCTCAAAAACTTCTTAATGGTACAAGAGGCATACCAGATGATGTTGCAAGAATGATTTCTGCACATTTTGACAAATCAAATTTTTTGACAACTATTGAAGCTTTACCCTATGATGCTAAAATGAATTTATGCCAAGACTTGTTGAACGAAAATGTAGATTGCAATGACAGCAATGTTAGTGAAGTTTGTGCAGAACTGTTCAACTCGTACATAAAGGAAGCACTCGGCGAACCACAGCCTAATAACTTTGGAGTTGTTGAAAAAAGAAGTGAGGTTGGTGAAATAATTCCTCCAGTACCAATTCATCCTGTTCGTTATTCAAATGGAAAGGTCTATACCGGCGATAGTGTGATTGAACTTTCTCCTTACCTTCAACTAATACAAGGAGTGACTGACGATAATCTTGCATTTATTGATGCTTTAATGGAAGTATATAGCGAAAAAGAAAACAGAAAAGTTGAAAAAAGTGATGTAAGTGCTCTTTCATCCGTTCTAAAAAATCATTATAGTAATCAAAAAAAAGCATATTTTAGTGCAGCAAATTTAGAGCATAGAGTCAGAGAATCCTTTTCAGATGGCGATGTACAATTTGGTATTCTTAAAGAAGATACATTTGATTGCATAGAAATGGTTTACTTTGACGATTGTTATAGTAATGGCTATGAACGACTTCAAGCGGTCTTAAAACAAGCAGCAAATGCTACTCCAACCAAGTCTGCTCTGTACAATATTTCAGGATTGTATGGTGCGTTAGAGAAAAAAGGGTTATGTCATATCTTTGTAAATGAAAGAACAATAAAGTCATGGGTGAATCCGTATGAAGAGAATATTTAACACTGAATTTGAAATCTCTTTAAAAATCCTGTTGTTGTTGTCTACTATATCGCCAGAAATCATGACTACTGAGCGAATAGTGTATTATGATTTTATTGCGTCTTATGGATTTTCGTTCTCAGTTTATAATATCAATCTTAATGGCGACAACAGCTACCGATTTGAAGAAATAGGTGCAAGGCGTACTCGATGTATACAAGCGATAAAATCTCTTGTGTTAGATGGATTAATTTCAGTAAAGAGATCGCGTGAAGGGTTTAAATATAGTATAAATGAAAACGGTGCAAATGTCGTAGAAGCCTTATCGTCAGAATATGCGAAACAATATCGTGCAGCTGTCAAAGGAACACACGATAAATATTGCATGTTTTCTGATGTTGAATTGATAAAAGAAATCAATCAGAAGGCTCTTCAACTGATAAGAGGAGAGCAAAATGTATTTTGAAAAAATTACTGTCAAGGGAGAAGGGAAAACAGATTCGGTAATTGAGTTTAGACAAGGTGTCAATATAGTACAGGGAAGATCGAACACAGGAAAGACCGCGATTATTCGTTGTATCGATTTTGCATTAGGTTCTAAGAAACTTCCGATTGATGAGAGCTTTGGATACAATGAAGTAGAGCTGACTATTGCTACACCAAAAGGTCAGGTTATAATCAACAGATTATTTCATAAAGGTCAAGTTACCGTTACTACCACAATTCCCGATGCAGAAAACGGAGTGTATGACTTAAAGAAAACTAAAAATAATAAACATCCCATATTGTCTGATTTGTTGCTAAATACAATGGGAATCGATACGCCATGTGAAGTAATCCAAAACGCCGACTTCAAAAAGCAGAAACTTTACATTCGTACATTTTTAGGAATGCTTATGTACATTCACACAGAAATTGGAAGAGAGATATCTATCATTGAGCCAGTCGAAAGTACAGCAAAAACCCCTTTCCTATCTGCACTGTTGCTACTTTTGAATGATGAGAATCTTTCGGGAGCACAGACGCAGACTAAACTTGAGATTCGAGTAGCAAGAAAAAAGGCTGTGGAAGATTATATCAATAAAAGAATTAGTGCTACAGCCAAAAAACGGAACGATTTAGAAGACCAGATGAAGCTGTTTGAAGGTGTGAATGTGGAGGCATCAATGCAACAATTGCTTGATGACATCAAAAGCATCGAAGCTCAAATTCAGGAATCATTGAATAAAAGAAGAGAGTTAATTGATAGAATAAGAGAATTACAAGAAAAAGATTCTGAATCTGGAATGTTGCTTTCACGGTATCATGAATTGCACACTCAGTATAAAGCTGACATAAGTCGCTTGAATTTTATCGTAGATGGCGAAATAGTTACAAAAGGAATTCCGCAGAATACAACCTGTCCTTTTTGCGAAAGCACAATAACTGCAAGGAAAAGGGAGTCTTACATAGATTCCGCACGTGCCGAATTATCAAGAATCATTCTTCAATTAAATGGGCTTACTGAATTAGAAAGTGAAATCACAGATGAGCGAAAATCCATTGAAGATGAAACAGCAAACTTGAAAGAAGAAAAGAAACGAGTCGAACAACTGATAGAGGAAAAATTGCAACCAAAAGTTGACTCTTTACAAGAATCTCTTGCACAGTACCGTGCCTATTTTCAATTGAAGAAGGAATTGGATGTCATAAAGGGATTTGCTACAGATTTAGAAACTGATCTACGAGTGTTGCCAGAGGAAAAAGAGTCCGATGTCAAATATCGCCCACGAGAGTATTTTGACTCTAAATTTCAGGAAAACATTGACAAATTATACATGGACATTCTAACAGAATGTTGCTTTGATCCACCTCCAACTGCTGCTCGGTTTAACATATCGAGTTTCGATGTGGAGATTGATGGTCACAAAAAGACAAATTATCAAGGGCTTGGCTATTGCGCTTTTATCAATACAGTAACCGCATTAGTATTTCGCAAATACTTTGCTGATACTGCTCAATACGACCCCGGATTTTTAATTGTCGATACGCCACTGTTGGGTTTGGATCAAGGTGTAGATGATGTGGCACCTGAAAGTATGCGAACTGGACTGTTCCGCTACATCATGAAGCAAAAAGACATAGGGCAGATCATTATACTTGAAAATTTAAAACACATTCCTAAATTAGACTTTGAATCTGAAGGCGTGAATTTGATTACTTTTACAAAGGGATATTCTGAAGGGCGATATGGATTCCTTAATGATGTTACATAAATTTGATTGGAGAAACACAATGTCAAACAAACTGGAATTGACGTGGTACGGCAAGGAAAAAGAAATCCATGTCGAACCTCGTTTACTGATAGAAAGATCAGAGCTGTCCAATACGGAAGCAGCTCCGGATACAGAGAATATGCTGATTCACGGAGATAACCTATTAGCCTTAAAAGCACTGGAAAGTCGCTATGCAGGGCAGGTAAAGTGTATCTATATTGATCCGCCTTACAACACAGGGTCGGCATTTGAACATTATGATGATAATCTTGAACATAGTCAGTGGCTTAACCTTATGCGTCCGAGACTTGAAATTTTAAAAAATCTGCTTGCGGAGGACGGCTCTATCTGGATTAGTATTGATGATGATGAAGGGCATTATTTGAAAGTGCTTTGTGATGAGATTTTTGGCAGACATAATTTTATCAGCACTGTAATATGGCAAAAGAAGTTTTCGCCACAAAATGATGCAAAGTGGATGTCAGATAGCCACGATTTTGTTTTGGTTTATGCCAAAAATAAGAGAATCTGGAAACCTAACTTGCTTCCACGCACAGCAGATATGGATAGCCGATACAAGAATCCAGACGATGACCCTCGTGGACCGTGGACATCCAGCGATTTCACTGCAAGAACGTATAGTGCAAGTACAGACTATCCCATTACTACACCGAGTGGGCGAGTAGTTACTCCTACAAAAAGTAGAAGTTGGATTTCTTCCAAAGAAGAATTCGAGAGACTTGTTGCTGATGGACGCATTTGGTTTGGAAAAAGTGGAAACAATGTACCTCGTAAAAAAACATTTTTGAGTGAAGTACAAGGTGGAGTAGTTCCCATGACAACATGGCTATATAAAGAAGTTGGAACTACACAAGATGCAAAAAAAGAAGTAAAAGCATTAAATCCAGACGATCCGTTTCAAACTCCAAAACCAGAACAATTAATCAAACAGATACTATCTATTGCTTCCAACCCCGATGATCTTGTTCTTGACTCCTTCCTCGGTTCAGGCACAACCGCTGCTGTAGCCCATAAAATGGGAAGAAAATATATCGGGATTGAAATGGGGAAACACGCTTACACACATTGTAAAGCTCGTTTGGATATGGTTATTTCCGGAGAAGATAAAGGCGGAATCTCAAAGGCAGTGAATTGGCATGGCGGTGGCGGATACCATTTCTATGAGCTTGCTCCGACACTGATTAATACAGATGAATTTGGAGAAGCGGTCATCAATCCGGAATACAGTGCGGATATGCTGGCAGCAGCTATGGCTCTGCATGAGGGATTCACCTATGAGCCGGATAGTGAGTTGTTCTGGAAGCAGTCCCACGGCAATGAGAAGTCCTACCTATTTGTAACCACTCGTCATTTAAATGTGGCTTTTCTGGAATCGATTACAGGCAGTATGGAAGAGGATGAATACCTCGTGATTGCCTGCTGTTCTTTCGATAAGGGTATCGAGAAACTGCATCCGCACGTGACTATCAAGAAAATTCCGCAGATGCTCCTTGAACGCTGCGAATTTGACAAGGCAGATTATAATCTGAACATCATCCATCCGCCTGTTTATGAAGATGAGGAGGATTGTGATGAGGAGTGATTTTTCCCTTTACACAACAGATTACATAAGTGGTGTTATGTCTTTACGGAAACCACAGAAAAAATCTCTTGAAATTCTGCACGAAATTCTCAGTAATGTCAATCTCAAAAAGGGCATGAATCAAAAAGTGGCTCTCGGAGCTGTTCATGCCCTCTGCCCGACCTGTACGGATTTTGAGCGTGAGTTTATGTCACTGACATTTGCGTTAGCGACCGGAGTCGGTAAAACTCGGTTGATGGGTGCGTTCATTACCTATCTGTACACACAGCATGGTATCAGGAATTTTTTTGTTGTTGCACCGGGTACAACTATTTACGACAAGCTCCAGCGTGATCTGGGCGATCCTAACAGCTCGAAATATGTATTTAAGGGTTTAAGCTGCTTCGTCAATGCACCGCAGATTATTACGGGTGATGACTATCGCAGTAAGCCACTTCCCACATTCCAGAGTGAAGTTCGCATTTTTGTGTTCAACATCAGCAAGTTTGACAAAGAAAATGCTAATATGAAGAAGATTAACGAATACTATGGAGATTCCTTCTTTGAAACATTGGCACAACTTCCTGACCTTGTACTTCTGATGGATGAGTCACACCATTATCATGGTGCAAAGGGCGAGCAAGCTCTGAACGACTTGAAACCGCTGCTCGGTTTGGAACTGACCGCCACGCCATTGATGGCGGCAAAGAAAAAGAACGGCAACCAAGAACCGTTCAAGAATGTAGTATATGAATATCCGCTGTCAAGGGCAATTGCGGATGGCTATACACGGACTCCGTTTGCAGTTACCCGTTCTGATGTAGATTTTTATAACTTTGGTGATGAGCAGATTGATAAGCTCATGTTGCAAGATGGTATTCTCTGTCATGAGCGAATCCGCCAGAAACTGCAAGTATATGCTAAAAATAACGGCAGACCGGTTGTGAAGCCGTTTGTACTGGTCGTCTGCAAAGATACTGCTCATGCGAAATGGGTTGAGGAATACATTAAATCTGATGCTTTCTGTAATGGTGCATATCGAAGCAAGGTTGTAGTAGTACACTCCAAACAAGGTAGTGCAGAATCGGAAGCGAATACAAAGCTGCTGCTTGAGGTAGAAAAGCCGGACAACCCTGTCGAGATTGTGATTCATGTTGATAAATTGAAAGAAGGATGGGATGTCAATAATCTCTACACCATCATTCCACTTCGTACAGCCGCTTCCAAAATACTACGTGAGCAAATGGTTGGCAGGGGGCTTAGGTTGCCTTATGGTGAGCGTACCGGTGATCCGGATGTGGATTCTGTAATGCTGACGGCGCATGATAAATTCCGTGAAATTTTGGAAGAGGCACAAAAGGGTGATTCTATCTTCAAAGCTGGGAATGTCATCAAGGTAGAGGAAATTGAGCCAGAAGAAGTGATCGAACCGCAGCTTGCATTGGATTTAGAGGAAGAGCCTGACGAAGTGCTGAACTCTGTTTATGAAACAATCGGAATTGAGCGCAGTGAACAAACTGATGCAGCAATTCATGCCATACAGAAAACTGTTGAAAATGAGGTATATAGAACCATTCAGACAACCCAATCACATACCATTACTCCAACAACCACAAAAGAAATCGCCGAGAAGGCAGTCAGCACTGTTACAGAAAAACCTGATTTGGCACAAGCCTTCCACGAAAACAGCATACCACTCATTCTTCGGTGGGCAGAGGAGCGAACAGAAAAGACTCATCGTGCTGCAATTGCAAAATTCATCCCAATTCCGCAGATTCGTATTACAGATGCAGGTGCAGAAGAGTATGTATTTATGGATTTCGATATTGACCTGACTTCCTTTACCCATGAACCGCTGACCAATGAGATGCTGATTCAGAATCTTGAAGATCAATCTGATCAGCAAAGAATCCATGCCGGAGTAATTGACTTTGATGGATACGAGCCAAAACGTGTCATTCTTGGTGAACTCCGTAAAAAACCAGAAATCGACTATAATAAATGTAAGGAAATGCTGTTCAAGCTGATAACTCAGGTGATTGGTCACTATGAATGTGCCTTTGGTACAAATGGGATGCAGAATATTGTCATGATGAACAAGAGGGACATTGCTGAAAAAATCTATACACAGATGATGCAGCATTTCTATTGTGAAAACGGACTGTTGCAAGAAGAAGTCATAGGCACAAGAAACTATAATCTCCGCCCCAACTTTACCTTCAAATCTTCTGTTCCGCTATATGGCGGAGGTTTCACAGGTGACATTCGTACTGTTCTGTTCACGGACATCAAGAAAGGTGTATTCAGCGAGGTGAAACTTGATAGTGAGGAAGGCGAACTTTCCTTTGCACGAATTGTTGAGCGTGATGAGGATGTTCTAAACTGGCTTCGTCCGTCACCGAAGGAATTTAACATCACCTACAATCACGGAAAAAACTATGAACCGGATTTTGTCGTTGAGACTGATGACACAATCTATCTCGTTGAGGTTAAGGCGGAAAAAGACTTGAACAATCCGGATGTAATTGCTAAGAAAAAACGTGGTATTTTGTACTGTGAAACAGTTACACATTGGAGTGAAGCAAATGGTTATAAGCCGTGGCGTTATCTCTTCATTCCGGCAAATCAGATTTTTCCAAACTCCACATTCAAAATGATTGTTAAGAAGTTTACAGTAACAGAATAGAAAGCACTATCCGCATATTTTTAGAAATATTTGAAGGTGAGTCAATACTATGGAAAAATGTTTATATGACGGAAAAGTGCTTTATGCTTATCAAGTATTACGGGATTTTGAATTTGAGCAGAAAATCAGGAAATGCCAGACTTTAACTTGCTGCGACTGTGGTGCATCCGTATTTTTTCGGCATGGAAAACAGAGAGCAGAATGTTTCGCACATCGTCATAAAGAAGAATGTAGATATGGCGATTACTGCAAAAAGCAGAGTGATATCTTCAAATTTATTCAAAGACAGCTTGCTCCCATAATGGAGAAAATTGCTACTAAGCATGGGTTTCAACTGGAAGAAGATGTGGTGATTATTCAAGATCACTATACTGCATTTGTTATCAAAACTTCATCAAAGAAATACGCTGTTGATATCATCGACTACGCAGCCACTTCAAGTACACTTGAAAAAAGGAAAAATCTCTACGAGGAGCAGGGGTATCTCTACTTACAAATCACTGTCGACAAAGACGTCGAAGAAAAGCCGTTCTCCGAGCGTGAAATGGCATATTTTCCGGTCAAATTTATCCTAAACAAGTCACTTAACAATACAGCTATTGTTATTGATGAAGTTCAACGTAAATGGAGCATCTACATCTTAGATAAAACTGACCTATCGGAAGGTGTTTCTGGTAATCCATCATGGTTGGAAAATGATACACTTGCAATGCCGATTTCTATTGATGAGATTGATATCAACAGTAGCGGTTTTTATTCTCTTGATTCTTATAAAGCATACTTGGATTTCTGCACTCAGAGAAAAAACAGAAGAGAGAGCTGGTTTAAAGCAGAGCATGATCATAAAGATCGTCAGCGTAAACTGGCAGAAGAATCTTGTAAACTGGCTGAACTTGTCACACAAGCTACAATGCAACAGCGGGAAACTGATGAAAAGGCTGAGATAAGGCGTATTCATAAGTTAAGTGGAGGTTATGTTGGTACAAAAGTTAGAGGTGAGTATGAAATATTTACCCTTGAGCAGATCGCTACAAACAGACCGTCCCGTAATTGGCTTAATGAATATACACAGCAGGATTTTGAATCTTACATTAGTGAAATGCAGCAATTCAAGTATTTTGGAGCAAGGATGTTATTTGCTAAAATGTGTTTTATCACGCCAATGGAAACCAGCATTCTCTTGAATTTATGGAGTACGCTTAAAACATCAGATCCTCAAACTGCCGACGCAATAGAATTTCTTATGTGCAAGGCTGGTATTCACTTTTGAAGCCAAATAACGGCTGCGGTTATTTGACCACAGCCGTTATTTCATTCATCAAATATTTCCATCATCATCCTTGTGCCGTCCTTGAATCCGATTAATGCAAAAATGTGAAAAGAAAACGATAGCCTATCGGGTGCATACAAGAAAACGTTAGCTACTCACAGGAAAACGATAGCTTTTTCAAGGGTGCATTGTATCAAAATAATCGTTCTTTGGCACGAAGAAATGCGTATTTTTAAAGTAAAAAAACGCAGCGAAAAAAGCCGTAGATACGTAATTACACGTATTTACGGCTTTTTTGTTTTCTCAGAAATATGCACTTTTGTTCAATGCGGGGTCAGAAGGAACAATATCCGACGCATTTTTTGTCGCTGTGTTTTGAAATTCACTTGTGAAAAAACAGTGCGACAGTGCGACAGAAAAACATTACTGTATTACGGTTTTCCTGTAGATTCCTGTTATTCCGGTAAATTCCTGTTGCTTTCGGTGCTTTTTTTGCTGTGTTTCAAGCTTGAGATTCTCTCTTTTCCGAAGAAACTGTGCGACAATGCGACAGCTGTTTTACCATGCAAAATTTGCTGAAAATAAAATACGCAGGTGCAGTATGGGGTTACCCTAGAAATGCAGTAAAACCCGTATCAACCCCCAACCTCAAATATATATTATAATTCCGGTAAGGTAAATTCTTTCAGCCTTACCGGAATTTTTGTTTTTGGAGGAACTTGAAATGGAAGAAGAAGTAAGAATTTGCGACTACTGCGGAAGAGTGCTTGCGGAGGAAGAAGGCACACCGGTAGACGATGAACTGCTCTGCGATGACTGTGTTGAGGAACACTGCGTCACCTGTGACCATTGCGGCGAAACCATCTGGGAACAAAACAGCGTCTCCGATGAAGACACCTGCCTTTGTCAGGACTGCTTTGATGCCCACTACTACCGCTGCGAATCCTGCGGACAGATCGTTCCGGAAAGCATTGTCTGCTGGCACGGCGACCTGCCCTACTGCGAAAGATGCTTCGACGAGTCTGAGGACGAAATCGAGGAATACGGCTACAAGCCCACACCCATTTTCTACGGAAACGGAAAGCGATACTTTGGCGTAGAACTGGAAGTGGATGAAGGCGGCAAGGACAACGACAACGCCGCCAGTCTCAAGAGCATTGCCAATGTGCATGAAGAAAACATCTACATCAAGTCGGACGGCAGCTTGGAAGATGGCTTTGAGATTGTAAGTCACCCTATGACGCTGGATTATCACATGAAATCCATGAACTGGAAGGAACTCCTTCGGGAGGCAGTTTCCATGGGCTATCGTTCCCATCAGACATCAACTTGCGGTCTGCACGTTCACGTCAATCGAAATGCTTTTGGCGACAATCAGGCAGAACAGGAAGATGTTATCAGCCGGATCCTGTTCTTTGTAGAAAAGCATTGGAATGAACTCTTTACGTTCAGCCGCAGAAGCAGCTACAACATGAGCCGTTGGAGTGCAAGATTCGGCTTTGAAAAGACCGGCAAGCAAATCTTGGAGAAAGCCAAAAGCGGCTGCAACGGCAGATATGTTGCAGTCAATCTCAATAACTACCACACCATTGAGTTTCGATTGTTCCGGGGCACACTCAAATACAGCACCTTCATCGCCACATTGCAGATGGTCAACCACATCTGTGATGCGGCGATTTCTTTGTCTGAGGAAGGGATCGATGCCATGAGCTGGTCGGAATTTGTAAGCTCCATTCGGGAACCGGAACTGATCCAGTATCTGAAAGAGAGAAGACTATACGTCAATGAGTACGTGATGGAAAGTGAGGAGATGTAAGATGTGTGCAGTGTTTGGATTTTTAGACTACAAGGGTAAGACCAGTAATGCCGTTTTGAAAAAGCTGATACACTACCTCTCAGTCGCTGCGGAAGTCCGTGGAACAGACGCAACAGGCATCGCCTACGTCCGGGACGGGAGCATCGTCACCTACAAAAAGCCCAAGCCGGCTCACAAGGTCAAGCTGTTCTTTCCCAGAGACACACGAGCAGTCATCGGGCACACCCGGTTCACGACCCAGGGCAGCGAAAAGCGAAACTGCAACAACCACCCTTTCGAGGGACACTGCGGCACAGAGGCGTTCGCCCTTGCCCACAACGGCGTGCTGTACAACGACAGGGAGCTTCGCCGGGAACAGCATCTCCCACCGACACCGATCGAAACCGACAGCTACGTCGCCGTGCAGCTTCTGGGACAGGGGCAGCAGCTGGACACGGAAAACATCAAACGCATGGCAGAGCTTGTGGAGGGCAGTTTTGTTTTTACAATCCTCAGAAATGACAATACGCTGTTTCTGGTGAAAGGCAATAATCCGTTGACAGTTTATCATTTTCCCGCATTAGGGCTATACATCTATGCCAGCACAAAGAGCATTTTGGACAATGCTTTGAAAAAGGTAAAGCTGAATGACAAGTGCTGTGAAGTCGGTGTTTCGGAGAGTGAAATCCTAGAGATCAATTCTGCCGGAAACCTTAGCAGAAGTACCTTTACCATGCAGGACTACATCCACACCATGTTCAACCCGTACAATTGGGATCAACTAGACTATGCAAAATGGTGGATGGAAGACGAGCGGGAAAAACTGCTGCTGGAATACTGCAGCACGTTTGGCGTTTCCGAAGAAGAAGTAGAATTGTTGCTGGAAGTCGGCTATGATCCGGACGAGATTGAAGAACTGCTCATGGATACAGCGGCAATGGAAGAGGCACTAACCGAGGCGAAAGCACTGTTACAGTGTGAAGCATAAAACAAAAATTGGAGGAATTTGACATGAAGGAATTTATCGCAGGACTGGTACTGACACTGGTGATCGGCGGCATTGGAATTGCCATCGAAATGCAGGAACGGGAGGAGGTGAAGTACATCAATGCTGATTGCAATTGAAATGTTTCTGGCAGGGGTTGCCTGCGGCGTAGAACTGCTGGCACTGGTCAAGAAGAGTAAGTAAAAATTCTGTTCGTGGGAGGCTTGGCGTAATGCTGAGCCTCTTTTTTTAGAGGGAGGAAGAAATGCTAGAAGAAACTACGATCATCAAAAGCAAAGCAATCTTTTCAGATGACAAAGAACATCGCTTGCTTCTGCGGAAGGAATGGGACAGCGAGAAACCTACCGCAATGGTCATCATGATCAACCCGAATACAGCGGATACGGTCAACTTTGATATGACGACAATGCTTGTTTTGAATAATGTCAGCAAGTTGGGTTTTGGCAGCGTCAATATCGTGAATCTGTACAGCAGAATCATGGAAAAGCTCGATCTTCGTTTCAACGGCGATGATGAACTGATCGATGATGAAGCAGATGACGTGATTGAACAGTACGCTGCAATGAGCGATGCCATTATCATTGCATGGGGCACGATCGGGAAGAATACTCTGCGTGTCAGAGAGCGACAGAAATATCTGCTGGAATTGATAAAGCAGCATGCCAACAGGATGTACCAGATCGGAAGAAATGCCTGCCATCCGCTCACGCCGGCAGTCAGAAGAGAATGGGTGTTGGAACCCTATGAAATGGAGGAAATTGAAACATGATAAAAGTAACCAGCTTGCAGGAAATGAATCACATCGAAAATGGTTCTCTGCAAATGCACATTCGGGAAAAAGCAGAAGCAATGATGCAGGAATACCAAGTCGAAAACATGGATGACATCGGCTGCTTTATCGTGCTGGAACCGGAAGAATTTACAGACTTTCCAATTGGTGAAATGGAGTTTGTAGAAATGCTTTTCCTGGAAGAAAGCATGTTTTTGCATGGTGTCAGAATCATTGATGAAAGCTATGGAGAGGACATCTATCTGCCTGTTGAGGTGGTAAGATGCTGAGTATACCAAAGGTGGCACAATACGCCCGGTTCAGTTCGGATAACCAGAGAAGTGAATCTATCGATGCACAGATTAGAGCCATGAATCAGTTCTGCAAGCAGAACCACTGGCAGGTGGTTTCCACCTATACCGATGAGGCGAGGTCAGCGACAACAGATAACCGACCGCAGTTTCAGCAGATGATCGCAGACAGCGGTAAAGGACTGTTTGACATTGTGCTGGTGCATAAGCTGGACCGTTTTTCAAGAGATCGTTACGACAGTGCTATCTACAAAAAGAAACTGAAAAAGAACCACGTCAAGCTTTGCAGTGTGCTGGAACGCATGGACGATTCCCCGGAGAGCATTATGATGGAAGCGGTTTTGGAGGGCATGTCCGAGTACTACAGCAAGAATCTGGCACGGGAAGTCATGAAAGGTATGAATGAAACTGCTTTGCAGTGCAAACACACCGGCGGCTGTCCCCCGCTGGGATACGATCTGGATGAAAACCGGCATCTGATTATCAATGAACAGGAAGCACAAGCGGTAAAAATCATCTTTCAGATGTTTGCAGACGGCTACGGATACACCACTATCATTGAGTACTTGAATGCCCATGGATACAAGACAAAACGAGGCAAAATGTTCGGGAAGAACAGTTTATATGAGATACTCAGCAATGAGAAGTACACCGGCGTTTTTGTGTTCAATAAGGCGGCGGCAAAAACAGACGGCAGGCGGAATAACCACGCTCAAAAGGACAGCTACATCCGCATTGAAGGTGGCTGCCCTGTGATCATCGGGAAAAAGCTGTTTGCACAGGTACAGCGGATCAAGGCAAATAACAAACGAAACACAGGACGCTATCACAGCAAAGAGTTTTACCTGCTGACTGGAAAACTGGTCTGCGATGTCTGCGGCAAGCGGATGATCGGAAATCTTCGATTTTCGGGAAGAAGTAAGACCCGGCTTGCCACCTACAGATGCAATACCCACCGGGCAATGTGCAACAACAAGGAACTGAATAAGGACTATCTGGATGCCTACATTGCTGTGCTGATCGGAGAGAGATTGAAGCCAAAAAATTTGAGAAAAGTCGTCTCTAAAGTAAATCAACAAGTGCAGAAATTCAATCACGATTTTGATACTCACCATGAAGCGATTTCTGCACAGTATATCGAAGTGCAGGACAGTCTCGCCAATATCACCAAGGCGATCGAAAAGGGCATCTTTACAGATGACTTGCTCCAGCGAGCAGAGCAGCTGGAAAACGAGAAAGCAAAACTGGAAACCAGTCTGCACGAACTAAAGCTGCTGGAACCTGTCGCCTATGAAGATGTGGCATACCTGCATACGCAATGGCAGGAGTTGAAACGAAATACCGAAGAGTTCCGCACGTTCATCCAGCAGTTTGTAAAGGTGATTCATGTGCGACCCTATGATTTTGACATTGTGCTGAATATGGGTTTTGGTGTGGTGGAGTTGACGGAGACCATTTCCATGCGGCGGGGCGAACTGTACGAGATGTTTGATTCCAAGGTAAAGGAGCGGAAAAAATGTTTGAAAAATCAAAAGGCAGATACCTGACACGAGGCGTGGATGCAGAGATACCAATTGAGCTTCAGGTGCTGATGTGGCAGGCTGTCGATCAGATGCCAGAACCGAAAGACTACTTACAGGTGTTTCGGCTCAGCGAGGAGAACGGTTTGCAGATCGTGCGCCATACCTCAGAACAGCCGCAGTTTGAGATGACGTACATTGTGGAGGTTAAAAAGCCGGTCACAGCAAAGGTGTATATCATCGATGATGGAGAGCACTGCACCATGCTGTTGGCGGAAGAGTACTGATCATAAAACAAGTCCAAACGAACATAAAAATCCCAGTCACAATTTCATTTTGTGGCTGGGATTTTTTTTGATGTAATCATGCGTCTAGGTAAAAGAGATCAATGTATAAATCACTTTGTTCGAAAATTAAGTCGCCAGATCGGTATCTCTCACAGTCTTTTCCGTTATAATTGTAAGTGAGTTTGAAAACTGTATTAAGTGTATATTCGCCCGAGTCGTCTTTAGATGCAAGCTGAGAAACCACATAGTACCAGACTCCCAGCAAAAACGGTTCAAATTCGAGTTCTTCGATTTCGCACAATTGCTGCTTAGTCAATTGTGAGTTGACAAGGGAAACGTAAAAAGGTTGAAAAGGGTGGAAAAGGGTGGAATTGAATTGGAAGGGGTAAAAAGTGGCGAAAATGCGTGATGTTTTGGGTGGAATGAGATAGAATTGGAAAAGTGAACGAAAATTGAAGTGTCAAAAAAATCGCTCGGAAAATGAGGATGTCCTCTGTTTTCCGGGCGATTTCGTTTTGGTGTTTAATTTTTGAGGGCAGCGTTTTACCGGCGTTTGAAAAGTGTTTGAAAGTGTTCAAAACGTCGGAAATACGCTGCTTTTTTGCTTTTGTGGTTTTGAACAGTTTGTTTTAGAAAAAACAAGCATCTTTAATCAAAAAATATTTTTAAGGATAGGAACATAGGAACTGGAACCAAATAGGTTTGGAACAAGTTCCTATCCCTTACTCATTTATCAGTGTTTTTTCTTCCAATTCTTTTAAGTGTTTAAGGTTTCCCTTTGTATAGAGAACCCCATTATAATGCTTTTCTTTTTTGCCGTTTCCAGTCCAGAAAGTATTCGCAAGTTCAAATGCAGCAAACATTGAATCAAAAAATTTTTCCCAATTGTTTGTTTTTGCTGTCTGAGTTTTTAGGCTTGCTATTTTCTTTTTCTTTTCGGTGTATGCACGATCAATAAATCCATTCACGTGACTTTCAAGGTTCTTTGTAATGTTTTTCAAAACATCTGAGGGCTTTTCCGGATGAAAAATATCATATTTCTCATAATCTTTCAAATTTAGTAAGCAATCAAATAAGAAATTCAATCTTCCAAAGAATACAGTTGGATTAGTTGTTCGATTGACAATGGTCTCACTTTCATGCACCTGTTTAAGCAAGTTGTTTATGTAATCGGCATCAAAAGCAGTCAATTTCTTTTTTCCAAACATCGATAATCAATCCTCCATTTTTCCTTTTTTATAACTTTCCTCGAAGTCATATATCATATTCAGAAGTTTGCTGCGTTCTTTTAGTGGAAGGCTTTTTAGGATTTTAGCCAGTTCTTTGGCGAGTTCATCCTCGCTTTCGCTTGAATTTTGGATATTTACTGTACCTGTTGAGTGCTCTCCCATCGCACCGATTGCTGAATTAGTGATATTTTGAACCGGGGCATCATTTCCATAAACCAAATAGTCAATAGAAACGCCAAAAAATTCAGAGATTTCAATAAGATATTTGCGGTACGAATTGCTCTTACCGGATTTCCAATCTGTAAATGCACTCTTTTTCAAGTGAAGATAATCTGTCAATTTCTTCTGGTCTTGCTCTCCAAGTAACTCAACAATTCTATCTAAAATGCTCAAAATTATAACTCCTTTTTTGTTCGTAACGCTGAAAATAAGATTTTTTCGTACTCTAATATTGACAGTACGATATTTTCGGACTATAATATTAGCATACCAATACAACAGGGTATAAAAAGCCTTATGATAATTGTACCACAAAGTAAGGCAAAAGTAAATGAAAAGGAGGAAAAAAATATGGATTCTAAAATCACGACCTATTACACCATGGATTCTAAGGGACTGCATTTCTACTACAAAGTACGGGATGCTCTGATTTTTGGCGGTGAAGGTAGTGTCGGATATTGCACCGCTACAGTAAATGCGACAAAAGAAAGTGCGTGCGAAATTCTTGCATTCTATGCTGTGCAGTCGAGAAATGTTGCTGCATCACTGGATGTGGATTTTACACAACTCGAATCAATTTCCAGAGAAGATTATGAAACTCTGAACCAGAAGGATTAACCCATGAAAGTTATTGTCAAGCGGATCCCATGCAGGAAAAAGCCTGCTCCAGATGCAGCGGAGCAGGCAAAGGCAGATGCTTGCAATGCAAACGTGGTTTGCATTCCGATCGATATGAAACGTATGCTTCACAATGCAAAGCTATCAAAAGGAATTTGAAGGGAGGAGAAAACGTGCCTGCACTTATTATCATATTTCTTGCGGCAATCGGCATTTTTGCTTGCCTGAAATGGGTTAAGTGGAAAATTACAGCACTGACTGTAACTGCATTTGTGGCAGATAAGTTTCGTGAACCAACAGAAAGTGAACGAAAAAAGTATGTCGAATTTGCAGTACGTCATCTGTTTCATCTGCGATAAATTTCAAATATAACCTAGCAGATTCAACAAAGTATTCCAACAACATTTTGAAAGGAGCGATTTTCATGTTACCGAGAATTTTGCACACCTATTACTGTGTGACTACAACCTATTCGCCCACTGGAAAAATTGTCCGTCTGACAACGGTGCAGACCGGCGACAAGCCCAACAGCAGCTATTGTCTGGACGGGAAGCAGAACATCTATCGGGACTACTTCACCCAGCGGCTGATCGCAGAGCAGTTTGCCAAAGCCATGGGAGGCGATGTGACATGGTCGTGACCGAGAATCCCACGGCTTTGCAGATCGCTGCCAGTGCAAGGTTTCACGGAAGGGATGCGGCGAGCATTGGCTATCTGTATGACTGGTATGACGCTATCCCGGAGATGCTGGAACCCAAGGAAGAACTGAAACAACGCATTCTGAAAACCAACGGCGTACACAGGAAGGATGATGAAAAATGACCCCGAAGACATTCGGCAAGCAGCTGCTGGAGATCCGCACCACGCTGGGACTGAGCCAGACGGAGGTTGCGGAGGCGGCAGAGGTATCCCAGAGCTATGTTTGTCAGCTGGAACAGGACAAGTTTGTGCCGAGCATCACGGTGGTGCTGCGGCTGGCAAAGGCACTGCGTGTGCCGGTGGAGCGTCTGCTCCCCACAGAACCGGACTCGAAAAAGCGGAGGTGTGCATCATGAAAATCAAAATCGGAACGGTGATCGAGAATCACCTAATCTATGCCATTTACGGCACGGAGCACTGCCTTGCCAGACCGATCCTGCCGGACGGCGAATTCGTAGTCTGGCACATTGATGAGGACGGCAAGGGCGTGTGGGGCGGTTCGTATTTCCCCGATCAGATGGATGCAGAACGGGCGTATGTCACACGGTGTTTCCCATGGCTTTCAGACAGTGTGCTGTTTGCAGCCAGTGAGGAGGATGACGAGATCGATGAAACCTTTACGGAATTCGGCGAAATCGATGAGACCTTTGCGGAATTTCCCGATCTTCCGTAAGCAGGCAGAAAGGACACAGGATGAGAAAACTGCATCAATGGGGCGGAACGCCGCCCAGAAAGTCACAAAGGCTGCGAAAAACCGTGCGGCAAATGAAGAACTGCGGCTGCACAAACTGGGCGATCCTTCACGAGATCCGCACCAGCGACTGTTCCAAAGAAGAGCAGGACAGGCTCCTGAAAGAGCTGCATATGGAGGTGCATGTGCTGTGAAGGTGATCGAAGATGTGCAAGACAAGTACGGCAACTACTGCATCATTTTCAAAAGCACGAATCTCAGGCTGATCTACGACTGGCTGCACACGCACTACAGCGGAAACGGCTTCAAGTTTGCAATCGTAATTGACCTGAGTATCGACTATGACTATGAAGAGCCGACAGAAACACTGGTCTACTTCCTGGACGAGATCACCGAAGAAGTGCTGGACTATGCCGGATTGAAGCTTACAAATGCAGATGCAACATAAAAGCCGAAACAGCGGCAGAGAGCCGCTGTCTGCCGGAACTGGTCTACCGGCACTGATGATGGCAGACCGGAAAGGAGGAGCTATGGACTACTTATCAGTAGAAGAAGCAGCAGTCTTGAAAAACTGTTCTGCAAGGTATATCCGAAAACAATGTAAAAACGGTGTTTTACCAGCGGTTCTCCGAGAGCATCCGCAGAACCATAAACCCTGTTATCAGATCCCGGTCTCCGCATTTCCGGAGCCGTTGCAGGCTAGGTACTATCAGCAAAAGCGGCAGGAAATGGGCATGATGCCCACGCCGATTTCGGCGGAAACGAAACCGCAGAAGCCGAAAAAGAGGGCAAAAGCCGTGCGGCAAATGACCATTGAGGACTGCACCGCACAGCAGCGGCAGGAGATCCAGATCTGGACAGCAATTCTGCTGGAATGGCACGCCGGACGCATCCAGTACAGCAAGAAAACCGACTATGACAAGCTGTATGTGGGCAAGTGTCAGCTGGAGCACCCAGACCTACAGGTTTCCACGGGGATCTTGTACCGCAAATGGAACGCCTATCAGGAGCATGATCTCGCCGGTATGCTGGGGATACGGGGCGGCTGGAACAAGCACAGCAGCGGTATTCCCCAGGTCGTGTGGGAGGCGTTTCTGTGGTTCTGGCTGGACGAGAATCAGCCAACTGTCCGAGCCAGCTATCGCAATGTGATCAGCTGGACAGAGGATTTCCACCCGGAGCTGGTGGCTTGTATCCCATCGGAACGAAGCTTTCGGCGGCGGATCGACCGAGATGTGGCAGAGGCAACCAAAATTCTGATGCGTGAGGGCGAAAAGGCGTTTTCTGACCGCTGTATGCCGTACATCATGCGAATGTACGACCAGCTGGAGCCGAATGACGTATGGATCGCCGACAACCACACACTGGATATTCAGTCTCTGGACGAACATGGCACCATTCACCGCCTGTATCTGACGGCATTTCTGGATGCCAAGTCCGGCGTGATCACCGGCTGGAATATTACGGAATCCCCGGATTCCCAGTCCACGATCCTGGCACTGCGGCACGGCATTCTGCGGTTCGGCATCCCGAAAGCGGTGTACTTCGACAACGGTCGGGAGTTTCTCACCCACGATGTGGGCGGAAAAGGACACCGTACCCGAAAATCTGATCAGGATGTCACAGAGCCGCCCACCATTTTACAGCGGCTGGGCATTGAAATGCACAACGCCATTGTACGAAATGCGAAAGCAAAGCCTATTGAACGAACCTTTTACACGGTCAAGAGCCAGTTTTCCAAATCGTTCAGCGGTTTCTGCGGCGGCACGATTCTGGAACGTCCGGAAAGCCTGAAACGGCGAATCAAGAACAAAGCCATACCGCAGGACTACGAGGTCAGAAGCCATCTGGAAACATGGATCGACGGCGAATACAACTTGCAGGAGTACGGCGGCTCTGAGGCAAAGTACCGGGGCATGAGCCGTCTGGATGTCTGGAACGAGGAGATCCGGTCGATCCGCAAGGCGGCGGACGCAGAGCTGAATCTCATGCTGATGCGATCCACCAGAACCCAGAAGATCAAGCGAAACGGCGTGTACATCACCTTTGCCGGGGAAAAGATCTGGTACATGAATCCGGAGGAAACCATTCTGCATCTGGGCGAGGAGGTCTATGTGCGGTATGACCCGGCAGATCTGAAAACTGTCCGGTTGTACAACACCCAAGACCAGTATCTGTTTACCTGGGAGCTGGCGGACATCCTGCTGATGGACTATCTGACCTCCAATCCGGAGGAGATCGCCAACGCAGAAATGATGATCCGCCGCACCAAGAAGTTTGTACGGGATCAGGTCAAGGGCATCACCGCCGATCTGACCAACGCACAGCGGATCGATTCCCTGGATGCCACGATCCGGAGAGCCGCCAAGGCAAAGGAAGAACGGTTCCAGATCCGGTATCCCAAGACCATCGAGCCGGTACGAGCCGGAGAAACGGAAGAAGAACACCGCATGGTTTCCGGCAGCGAAATGATCCCGGTCACCATCGACCTGAAAAAAATGCGGCAGAACGCCCAAAGACGAAAGGAAGAATAACACATGGAATACACAGAGCATCAACAGAGCCTGCTCCGCAAGCTGGAGCAGCTGCAAAAGGACGAAGGACTGAGCCTGTCTGCATTGTCTGCCCGTCTGGGCATCTCCAAGGGAGCACTCTCCCAGCTGTTTTCCGGCAGCTATCAGGCAAATCCGCAGAAGATGTTTGCGAAACTGGAAAGCTATTTCGGTGTCAAGGATCAGACCAGGCAGACCTATCAGGAATCCGGCTATGCAGATACCAGCATCTCCACGGAGATCTATGACATTATCGGTGTCTGCCAGATCAAGGGCGGTCTTGCCATTGCTGCCGGAGATGCCGGCATCGGAAAGACCAAGGCAGCACAGCACTTTGTGGCAGAGCACCCGAACAACAGCGTACTGATCACGCTGAATCCCTGTCTGACCAGCATCAAGTCCCTGCTGCGGCTGATCGCCGACCGCATCGGTGCTCCCATGGAACGTTCCAGAGATGCCCTGTGGTATTCCATCCGGCAAAAGCTGAGTGACGGCACGGTGCTGATCTTCGATGAATCCCAGCACCTGCCGCTGAAAACCATTGAGGTGCTGCGGAGCTTCTCTGATGATTTTGCCGATCACGGGCAGACGCTGGGCATCTGTTTCATCGGAAATCTGGAAACGGTGACACGCATCGGCAGCAAGAAGGCAGAGTTCGCACAGATCGCCAACCGCACCAAGCAGAAGAAGCTGTACACCCGTTCCAAGATCCAGCGTGAGGACATTGCCAAGCTGTTCCCCATGCTGAACGGACGGCAAAAGGAAATTGATTTTCTGTTCCGCATCGCCCAGACACCGCAGGCTATCCGTGGCGTGGTCAACCTGTTCTCCAATGCCTATGACAACGAGGATTACAGTTATGAGGGGCTGGTGGCAATGGCAAAGTACATGGATATGGAGGTCTGAGATGAAAAACGGCAAACGCCCCACCAAGGCACAGAAAAAGATCCTGGCGTTCTACGGATTCCATCCGGAGGACTGGCTGATCTCCAAGAACACCAGCACGGAGCTGGTCATTCTCCACCGGTACACAGAACGTACCAGACATATCCCGAAGCATCGGGATACAGAAATCACATAATCCCCCTGAGAGGAGAAACGCTCCTCTCGCCTAATGCAGCCAAGGACGGTGACAAGCCCGTGAAAATGCAGAGTCGGCAATCTATTTACAATTCTTTACAAACGGAGGTATTTCTTATGGCAAAAGCAAAACTGACACTGAAACAGGAGGCAGATATGCTCTCCGCCGTCAACCAGATCAAGGAACTGGAGGCAGCCGGCAAGCAGCTGAAAAAGCAGGCGGACGAGCTGCGTAGTCAGGTCAAGGCGATGATGGACAAGAAGCATCTGGAGGAAATGGACGTGGGCAATTTTACCGTGCGGTATACCACAGTGGTCAGCAGCCGGTTCGACAGCCGTGCATTTCAGGAGACCCACCAGGCACTCTATGACCAGTACTGCGTTGCATCGGAAAGCAAGCGGTTTACCATTTCGTGAGGTGCGGCGATGACGAAGGAACAATGGGAAACCGCAGAGCAGAACCTGCAATCATCTTACCGCATCGTAAAGCTACAGGCAGACGGCTACACGCTGTCTTTGCAGACACAGCGGTACAAGATGCAGCTGTGCATTGCGGTCTATGTTGACGGTAAAATTCAGGGAAAATGGCTGACGGAGGACTGTGAGATCCGCAGAAAGTTCTTCCAGAAGCACAAACACAGTATACTCACCCGAAAGGAGCAGGAAAAGCTGAAACGGGAACGGAAAGCCTTTCGGGAGGCGGTACTTTCCAACAGCGTTTACTACACCTATTCTCCCTACTGGAGTTCTTTCCGTTCTTTGAAACGGCATCTATGCCAGAACTGCACAGACATCGCGTTGTATGAGGAGGTGGAAGCATGAGAAAACCAACAGACACCGGAAACCGCTGCTTCGACCAATTCTGGGCAGCGTATCCCCGAAAGGTGGGCAAGGAGAAAGCCAGACGGGCATTCGAGAAGATCCAGCCCAGCGAGACGGAATTGCAGCAGATGCTGGCGGAGCTGGAACGGCAGCGGAAGGTCTACCACTGGGGCAAAGAGAACTGGAAGTTCATTCCGCATCCTGCCACATGGCTGAATCAGAGAAGATGGGAGGATGAGACCATTGCCGCAGAAGATGACATTCCCGACGATGACCCCTACGGGGCTTTCGTATACTGATCTGATGCAGATGCGTGTGGATGCGTACAATGCACAGCCCGGCACGCTGACCGGCTATGACTGCAAAACGTGCCGCAACAAGGGCATGATCGCAGAGATCCGGGACGGCTATGAGGTCATGTGCTTGTGCAGCTGTATGAAAACCAGAGACACCCTGCGGCGAATCCATGAATCCGGTCTGGAATCCCTGCTCCGCATCTGCACATTTCAGAACTACACCGCAGAGCAGCCATTCCAGCAGCACATTCTCCAATGTGCCAAAGCGTACCTACAGGAACGGCACAGGTGGTTCTATATCGGCGGTCAGACCGGATGCGGCAAGACACACATCTGCACCGCCATTGTGGGCGGCATGATCCGGAACGGTTTTTCGGTGCGGTACATGGTGTGGCGTGAAGCGTCCAATCAGCTGAAAGCTGCTCTGACGGACGGCAGCTATGCCGCACAGATCGCAGCGTACAAGGAAGCCGATGTGCTGTACATAGACGATCTGTTCAAGACCAGCAGCACCGCAGAGGTATCCGGTGCAGATGTGCGTCTGGCATTTGAGATACTGGACTATCGTGCCAGAAATCAGATGCTGACGATCCTCTCCACGGAATGGCTTTTGCCCCAGCTGCGGCAAATTGACGGAGCAATCGGCGGCAGGATCATTCAGATGTCCAAAGGGTATGCGTTTGAGATACGCCCGGACAACCAGAAAGATTATCGGCTGAGGAAGTGAAGCGTATGGCAAAAGGACAAACCCAGACACTGTACAGCCTTGCTGCTGTGCTGGGGCTGGTAGAATCGGGAAACAAGGAAGACCCGTTTCACATGATCGTCTACCGTATCAGCGGCAAGACCTCTGTCCGGGAACTCACCCCACCGGAGGCGGCAGCGGTAGAGGCGGAGCTGCGGCAGCAGCTCCGGGAGCAGCGTCCCAAAAAGAAAACGGCATCCCCGGAGTATCCGGGGAAAATGACAGCCGGACAAAAGGCGTATGCCTGGCGGCTGCTGTATGATCTGGCAAAGCTCTCGCCCTCTGCGGTGCCGGTGGGGGAACGCATGGCAGGCATCGTCCGAAAGGTATTGCAGGAAGACCCCTGCCCCGGTCATCCGCTGAACTGGGTCAAACGGGAGGACGGGGCGAAACTGATCGAGGCACTGAAACGGTATCTGCGAAACGCAAAGCGAAAGGCGGCGAAAGCACATGACTCTGGATAAACTGACCATGGAACAGCTGCACGGCAGTCAGCTGGAAATTGCGGAGGTCATCGGTATGGAAGCGTACCGGAAGCTGGTCGCCAGCTACGGCGGCAGCAGCATCTATATCAGCAAGGCGGATTCCGTGATGAACGGTCTGAGAGATGCGGAGATCTTCCGCCGGTTTGACGGTTCCAATTATCTGGAACTGGCACACGCATTTAATCTGGCGGAGAACACCATCCGGGACATCATCTACCGCCAGAGCACCGACCGGGAAGCACACCAGATGACGTTCTTCTGAACCCGAAAACTCATTGAAATTCCTGAAAAATCTGCCTTATTTGCAGCACCGTTCTTTTCTGTGCTATCATTACAGTAGAAGTAATGATAGCACTTTTCTTTTGGGGAGGGAGATACAGTGACACAGGAACTGATCCTGTTTATCATCACCACGGTGATCACCGTGATCCTTGGGATCATCGGCTATTTTCTGAAACGCACCATGGATCGCAATGACAAGAACGAAATGGCAGTGCAGGAGCTGCGTGACAATCTGCTGACGCTGTCGGACAAGTACGCCACCAAGGCAGAGATCCGGGAGATCAAGGCATCTATGGAAAAATTGTCGGAGAACATCGACTACATCAAGGAGCACACCACCAAGAACGAGGATTTTATCCGCACCATGGCAAGGCTGGAAAGCAAGATCGACAGCTATTGCAGCAAGTAAGGAGGAACGGCATTGGAGCAGGCAGAAATGATAGAGCGAATCCGGCAGAAGGCATTTTTCAAGAATAACGGCATGGTGCTGAAAGCCGTGAATCTGCTGCGTGACAAGTTTGTTGCATTGACGGACATCCGCTATGCACTGGAACCCAGCATGACTGAGGCGGAATTCCGGGACAGCATCAACTATCTGACGGAATCCGGATATATCCGGCTGCGGCACATGGATTCCAAGGCGTGTACGACACTGGCAGACACGGCAATGGAGCAGCTGGAAGCCAAGGTATCGGCGGACGGTATCAAGATCATTGCCTGTGTCCGCAAGGACGAATGTATTGACGTGTGAGGTGCTGCATGGGACGCAGAAAGCATTCTAAGATCGACAATCTGGAACCGGCAGTCAAAGAGACCGTAGACGAGATGATCAAGACCGGTGCCTATTACCGGGAGATCGTGGACTATATCCAGTCCCACGGCGTGAGCATCTCTCTGGCAGCGGTGGGAAAATATGCGAAAAATCTCATGAGTACGCTGGACGCACTGCGGCTCAGTCAGGAAAACTTCCGGGCGATTATGGAAGAAACCGACCGCTATCCGGATCTGGACATGACAGACGGCATTCTCCGCCTGCTCTGCAATCAGATGCTGGATGCCATCAACAAGCTGCCGGAGGAACGGCTGTCGGAGATCGACTTTGACACCCTGTCCAAAAATGCCGTGGCACTCACCCGTGCAGTGGCGTACAAGAAAAACGTGGACACCAAGACACGGGATCTGCTGGAAAACGGTGCAGAGCAGTTCAAGGATCTGATCTATGAAGCCATGGCGGCAGAACGACCGGATCTCTACAAGGAAGTCAAGAAGTTTATCAAATCCAAAGCCAAGGAGGGAAAGGCATGAGTATGTATGTGGTACAGGTGAAGCCCGGCACAGATCTGCAAGTGGCTGTGCTGCTGCGGAAAAACGGGCATCTGGTACGCTGTCCGCAGCGAACCATGGACATCCGGAAGAACGGGAAATGGAACAGTATCACAGAACCTGTCTTTCCCGGCTATCTGTTTCTGGAGGAAGAAATCGACCGGCAGAAGTATGACAGCGTGGTACAGTCAGACGGCGTGATCGGATTTCTGAAAGTGTCCGGCTGTACGCTGGGCAAGCTGCAGCCCCACGAGGAAGCATATATCCGGTGGCTCTGGAACGGCGGCAAACCCATTGCCCCGTCCCGCATCTATACCACATTGCAGGGGGACAAGATGGTCTTGTCCGGCGTGCTCCGGGAGTATTGGAACAATGTGGTGCGGCTGGATCTCCGGCAGCGGCGTGCCCGTGTGCGGCTCTCCATCTGCGGACATGACTACACGGTCACACTGCCGGTAATCGGCATTTAAGAGCGTGTGTGAAACAAATCAGTATGCCTGTCGCTGCTGTGGTTGATTCGTCCCACAGGGTGCGGTATATGGTATAAAGGCAATACTTCTTGCAGCTCTTTGTGCGGTATTGCCTGAACCCCGAACGGAACTTTTCCAAAAAGATTCCGAATGGCGAAGCATACCCTGTTTAAGAACGTTCAGAGGGCGTTTAGAATCGTTTGAAGATTTTTCTGCGAAAAACAACACCCAAAAAGAATACACGCAATATACGGGCGTACAGCGTCCGTATTTTTTTGACCATTTTTTCTGAAAGGAGTGACTGCAAATGAACAGCCGAAAGAAAAAGAGCATCCACCAGCTGGCGGACGGTATCCTGCAATTTGAGGACAAGCGGAAATCCATTCCGCAAGCGGACTTTACCGATTTGCAGACGTTCCTCTCTGCCTACCTGAATACCCCGGAGCCGAAGAAACGGAAAAAACTGGCGGAGGAATTCCGGAAACGGCACATGGAGCTATACGAGTTCCTGCAAAGCAATCCGGATCTGATCCGGGCAGAAACCAAGATCACCGCCACCCTACAGGCGGCGGCATCCGGAGCAGCCGAAGAAGAGGACAACGGACAGATCACCAATCTGTTTGAGAAATTGCAGGAGGGACTGGCATGATCTATCAGACTTTTTCTCCCAAGCAGATACAAGCCATGCTCTGGTGGGCAATGCCGAAATTCCGGCAGTATGATGCTATCATCTGTGACGGATCTGTCCGTTCCGGCAAGACCATGGCAATGAGCATCGGCTATCTGCTGTGGAGTATGCGGAACTTTGACCATGAGACATTTGCCTTTTGCGGCAAGACCATCGACAGCCTGAAACGTAATGTGGTCACGCCGATCCAGAAGTGGATGGCAGGCGTGATGCAGCCGAAGATCAACCTGTCCAAGAACTATATGGACGTGGAATGGCGGGGGCATCACAACCGCTATTATTTTTTCGGCGGCAAGGACGAGAGCAGCTATGCTCTCATTCAGGGTATCACCCTTGCCGGTGTCCTGCTGGACGAGGTGGCACTGATGCCCCGTTCTTTTGTGGATCAGGCAACGGCGAGATGCTCTGTCACCGGTTCTAAGATCTGGATGAACTGCAACCCGGACGGCAGCGAGGAACACTGGCTGTACAAGGAATGGATTGACAGCGTACACGGGAAAGCCGGCGAAAAGAACCGGCTGCACCTGCATTTCACCATGGAGGACAACCGTGCTCTCTCTGTATCTGTCCGGAAACGGTACGAGCGGATGTATTCCGGTGTGTTCTATGACCGGTATGTACTGGGCAAGTGGGTCATGGCGGACGGTCTGGTGTATCCGCAGTTCCAGAAGCTGCGGCACGTCATTCCGGACACTGTGCCGGATGTGCATTCCGGCGAGTTTTATCTCAGCTGCGACTACGGCACACTGAACCCGACCTCTGTCGGCTTATGGCACCTGTCCGGAGACGGCTATGCCACCCGAATCCGGGAGTACTATTATGATGCCCGAAAAGAGGGACATTCCCGAACAGACGAGGAGCACTACGCTGCACTGGAACAGCTTGCCGGAGATATTGCCCCCTATGTGCGGTATGTGATCGCAGACCCGTCTGCCGCCAGCTTTATTGAATGTATCCGGCGGCACGGGGTATTTCGGGTGCGGAAAGCCAACAACAGCGTTCTGGACGGCATCCGTGACACGTCCACGCTGCTGCAAGCCGGACGCATCCACATCTGTGAAGGCTGTACGGATATTATCCGGGAATTCGGGTTGTACTGCTGGGACAATCAAGCCAAAGGAAAAGATGCTGTGGTCAAGACCAACGACCACGCCATGGACGATATGCGGTATTTCGTCCGGACGGCGATGCAGCGGACGCTGCGGGAATACCGGATGCCGCCGGCAGATGACAACGAGGAGGTGATGCCATGATCGATGCAACCCAGATCGCCGCAGCCATGCAGGTGCCCTGCCTGCTCAGCGGTGACATGATACAGCAGATGCAGCTGTGGGAGGAGTTATATCTGAACCGTGCCGGCTGGATCCGGAACCGCATTCGTTCCTGTCACATTCCGGCGAATATCGCACAGGAGCTGAAACGGCTGACACTGACGGAATTTTCCGCCACGGTACACGATGCGGCAGAACTGGAACAGGCGGTCAGGCGTGTGCTGCCGAAGCTGCGGCGGAAAATGGACTTCGGGCTTGCCATTGGCGGCTTGCTGCTGAAACCTTATTTCACGGCACAGGGCGTTTCGGTGGACATTGTGCCGCAGAACGCCTATCTTCCGGTGAACTACACGGACGATTCCTGCGATGCGGTGGTGTGTCCGGAAGAGATCTCTATTGGCAAGAACTATTACACCCGTCTGGAGCTGCACGTCTATTCCCAGGTGCGGCAGACACATACCATTCAGAACCGCTGTTTCTGTTCTGCCAGTCCGGGAATACTGGGCACAGAGTGCAGTCTGGATGCAGTGCCGCAGTGGGCGGATGTATTGCCGGAAAAGGTGTATGAAAACGTACAGCGTCCGCTGTTTGCCATTTTTCAGACACCGGATTCCAACAACATCGACCCCACTTCACCGCTGGGCGTTTCGGTCTTTGCCGATGCCGTGGACTTTATCCGGGATGCGGATGAGCACTGGGAACGGATTCTGTGGGAACTGGAATCGTCCGAACGTGCCATTGATGCCACCGAGGATCTGTTCCGGTACAAGGACGGCAAGCCGGTATTGCCGAAAGGCAGAGAGCGGATGTTCCGCAGCTATGAGAAAACGGACGGGCAGTCCTTTATCAATACCTTTTCTCCGGAAGTCCGGGACACTGCCTATTTCCATGCGTTCAATCAGATTTTGCGGCGGATCGAGAATGCGGTGGGGCTTTCCTACGGCACACTCTCCGAAGTATCCGATGTGGAGAAAACCGCAGAGGAAGTGCGGAGTTCCAAGCAGCGGAGCTTTTCCAGAGTGAAAGACATTCAGGAGAACCTGCGGAACGCACTGGAGCAGATGCTCTATGGAATGCAGTTCTATCAGGACTACTACCGCAGTCAGAGCAGTCCGCCGGTCAAGGCAACCTTTGCCTTTGGGGACGGTGTGCTGGAAGATCCGGACGTGGAGTATCAGCGGCGTGTGCAGATGGTACGGGACAAGCTATTGCGTCCGGAGCTATTTCTGGCGTGGTACTTCGACTGCTCCGAGGAAAAGGCGGCGAAGATGATGCCGGAGCGGCAGGATGATGGTGGTTTATTTTCCGGTGGTGAGATCTGATGCAGAATTATGAGCCGGATGTGACTCAGCTGCTGGGGCTGTATCAGCAGCTGGAGGACGATATTGTGGCGGACATGGTGCGGCGTATGCTGAAAATGGGTTTTGTGTCGGAAAGTACGGCATATCAGGCGGAGGTGCTGCAATCTGCCGGAATCCTGTACGAGGACATTTTGCAGATGATCGCAGACCGGACAGATGCCAGCGTGGCACAAGTCCGGGCGTTATTTGAAGATGCCGGCGTGAAGACGGTGGACATCGACAACGACACCCACGAGGCTGCCGGAGAAGTTCCGGTGGACATTCGGCAGGACGCAGGCATGAAGCAGGTGCTGGAAGCCGGATACCGGAAAACACTGGGAACCATGCGGAATCTGGTCAGCACCACGGCGAACACCACGCAGACTGCTTTCCTGCAAGCCTGTGACCGGGCGTATATGCAGGTGTCCTCCGGAGCGTTCAGTTATCAGGATGCCATACGCATGGCGGTGCGAAATCTGGCGGACGGCGGAGCGTATGTGACCTATCCCACGGGACACCAAGACCGCATTGATGTTGCGGTGCGGCGGTGTGTGCTGACAGGCGTGGGACAGACTGCGGCGGCAGTGGCGAAGAAACGTGCAGAAGATTCCGGATGCAGGTACATGGAGCTGACAGCACACGGCGGAGCAAGACCGGAGCACGCCAGATGGCAGGGGCAGCTTGTCCAGATACAGGGCAAACGCACCAGGAAGATCATTGACGGGCTGAAAGTGTTCACGCTGGAAGAGATCGGCTATGGGGACGGCAGAGGGTTCAAAGGCTGGAACTGCCGGCACAACTGGCACCCGTATTATCCGGGACTGTCCACGCCGAACTACACACCGGAGGAGATCGCCAGACTGGACGAAAAGAGCATTTCTTACAACGGCGAGAAGTACACAGAGTACGAGATCAGCCAGATGCAGCGGAAAGGCGAGCGGAAGGTCAGAGCACTAAAGCGGCGTGCGGCGGCATTGGACGAAGCGGCAAAGAACACCGATGATCCAGCGTTAAAACAGGGTTTGAACGATGATTTTGCAGCGGTTTCTGTGCGTTTGAAAGATGCGGAAAAAACGCTGAAAGACTTCTGCCGCCAGACCGGACGGCGGAACGATACGTTCCGGTCGCAAGTCAATGGGTTCGGACGGTCTACGGCTCAGAGGGCGGTGCAGGCTGCAAAACGAGTTCAGAATGGCAAAAAAGAATTGACTTCTGGCGGTGACGGTGGTATAATAAAAGAACAGGAACGAATGCAAAGTTCTTCGGATTATGCTGTTCCAAAAGATTTGGTAAAAAGCAGAGAGTTCAGGAGCAAGTTTGATTCCATGGATTCAGATAAAAAGTTACAGCGGCAGTATTATCAGGTTGCTAAGAAAATGTTGAACCATCGTTCAGGCACAAATGGTGAAGACTTGTATTTCTATAATACCAGAACAAAGAAATGGTATTCCTCAACAACAGGAACGCAAGCCGGAACGCCGGACTATACCGAAGAAATCCGCAGAGCGTTGCAAGAATCTGAAAAAGATGAAATCGTTTCGTTCCATAACCACCCACTTGGTATGCCGCCCAGTGCTGGTGATTTGAATGCCGCATTGAAAAACGGGTATCAAAAGGGCTATACAATTGGACATGACGGTACGGTATTTGAATATACAGCACCAATATTTATTATCGATGAAGCGGTGTATAATAAGAGAATCAGTCTACATGCCGAAAAAGGAGATAGCGAATTCCAAGCACAGGTAAACGCACTCCTAGATTTGCAAGAATTTTATAAATTCAAATTTAAGGAGATGAAATCAGATGGATGATGTTGATATCAAAGAAAAAGATGTTGATATGAATGAAATTAGACGAATATGCTCTGAGAACACTATCGAAGAACTAGAAGCAGAATTCGAGAAGTTCAAAAAGGAATTCGTAGAAAAGCACAAGAATGATGAAAGCACCTCAAAATAGCACGTTTTTTGAGATGCAAAACCAAATATAACAAAAAGCATCTCACCTGAGGTGCTTTTTTCTATGCCAGAAAGGAGAATCTATGAAAGAAATGACATTCGGCGGTGCATTGGAAGCACTGAAAGCCGGAAAGAAAGTTGCCAGAACCGGTTGGAACGGCAAAGGAATGTATTTGTACCTTGCTGACGGCAAATTACTGACGCAGGAAATCGGTGACGGAAGTTATCCGTTTACGGACAGCATTGTCATGAAAACCGCAGATAACCGATATTGCATTGGCTGGCTGGCTAGTCAGACCGATATGCTGGCGGAAGATTGGTGCATTGTCAAATAGACTACCAGCGTTTTTGCATAGCGAAAGCAGCATCTCGTAAGAGGTGCTTTTTTCTATGCCAGAAAGGAGCAGTTATGCTTACAATGATTGTTTTGTTAGTCCTCCTCTATGCCATGAACGGAAGTTTTGCCGTTCCCACGGTGTGCTTTGTGCTTTCGTGGATCGGCATTGGATTCGGAGCGTTTGACCTTATTTTGAAACTGTTTCTGAAAGCTTATGAGAAGCATCTCGACTGAGGTGCTTTTTTCATACATTTTATTTTTTTGAAAAGGAGTTATCCCTATGATCGATGAGAAATTTCTGAAAGGCATCGGCATCACCGACAAGGACACCGTGCAGAAGATCACGGAAGCCTATGCCGCAGACATCAAGGCGGAGCAGGACGCTGCCGCCGCCGTGCAGACGCAGCTGGACGAAGCCAGCAAGACCATTCAGTCCTACAAGGACATGGACATTGACGGCATCAAGGCGAGCGTGGCAGACTACAAGCAGAAGCTGGAGCAGTCCGAGGCAGACCGTGCCGCATTCGAGTACCGCACCAAGCTGTCCCAGTATGTCAAGGGATTGCAGCTGAAAAATGATGTGTACGAAAAGTACGTCACCGATCTGCTGACATCCAAGGAACTGAAATTTGACGGTGACAAGCTGATCGGGGCAGACGATGTGGTGCAGCAGTTCCGCACCGCCCATGCAGACGCATTCGCCCCGAACCCCGGCGAGCGTGCGGCTGTTCCCACGTCCGGCAATCTGCCCAGTGCCATGAACGGCGTGGAAGCTGCGTTTTATGGCATGAATCCGAGTTTGAAGAAGTCCTGACCCCTCAGTCAGTGCTACGCACTGCCAGCTCCCCTAAAGGGGAGCCTATAGAGAGGTGTTACCCCACCGTCTGCCCTACGGGCATCTACCTCAGCACAAGGCACGCCCTACGGGTGCCCTTTCAGGGGAGCCTATCAGGTAAGTTATTTTTATTTATGGAGGAAAAGTTATGGAACATATTGCACAGGAAAGATATTCGACACTGGTGGACGAGAAGCTGCGGTATACGCTGGTCACCAAGGACAACCTGATCTTTAACACTCGCTATGAGGGCAATCCCAAGGCAGGCAAGGTCAAGGTGCCGGTGCGTGATACCGAGGTAGAGGTCAAGCAGTATGACAAGCAGAATGGTGCTGCGATCTCTACCGGCTCTACCACCTACTTTGACATCAACATCGACATTGACGAGGCGGTCAACGAGATGATCGACGGCTATGACGCTGCCAGCGTTCCGGACGGCATCACCGCAGAGCGTCTGGACAGTGCCGGCTATTCTCTGGGGCTGTCCATGGACACCAAGTCTGTCCGTGCTCTGGAGGAGACCGCCGGCATCACTGTGGCAGCATCCAAGACTGCCTGCACCGACAGCACGGCATACAAGCAGGTACTGGCGGCAAAGCGTGTACAGTCCCGTATGGGTGTCCCCAATGACGGCAAACGCTGGCTGCTGGCATCTCCGGAGTTTATGGAGGTGCTGCTGACTGATGATCGTTTCGTCAAGCAGGGTGATCTGTCTCAGGAGCTGGTGCAGTCCGGCGTGGTGGGCAGAATCGCCGGCTACAATGTTTTCGAGTCCAACAACACCATGTTTGAGGACAGCAAGCTGGTATCCGGCAAGAAAACCACCACGGAATTCATCTGCGGTCACCCGAACTGGTGCCACCGTGTGCAGGAGTGGTCTGTTCCGGTCGCCGTCAAGAATCTGACCAACGAGTATATCGGTTCTTCTGCCGTACAGGGCAGAAAGGTCTACGGCATCGGTATTTCCAAGCCGCAGACGGTCTATGTCAAGAGAGTGGAGGCGTAAGGCATGGCATATGCTGATTTTCCATACTACCAGGATTTTTATCTTGGCAGTATGATCCGGGATCCGACCGCATTCGGTCGGGCGGCAGAACGGGCAAGCGAGTATCTGGACATGGTGACATTCGGGCGGCTGCTGGACGGCGTTCCTGCTCCGTGGGAAGACCGCATCCGGAAATGCTGCTGTGCACTGGCGGAGGCGATCGTCACCTATCAGGCATACGGCACAGGCGGTGCAGAGGGCAGCGGTCTGAAAACGGCGGAGACCATCGGAGCGTACAGTGTCAGCTACGCTACCCCGACAGAAAGCATCTCCGCCCTTCTAAACGGAGAAACATCCGGCTTGCAGGACTATCTCAAAAGTATCTGCATCCGGTATCTGGGTGGTTCGGGGCTGTTGTACAGAGGAGTGTGAATATGTTTACCAATAAAATCGGCTGCACGGTATTTGAGAGAACGGTGGGAAAAGACCGCATGGAGCAGTATGTGCGGCACTTCTTCCCTGCGATCTACTGGGAGGACATGAAGGGACAGAGCCAGAGCGGCACGTCTATGAAGCAGCAGGACAGCGTGCTGTGTATCATTCCGGCGGCATCGGTATCCGGCTATATCCCGAAACGGAGCGACCGGATCCTCTGCGGCAGATGCACCGCCGCAGAACCGCCGGAGGAATGCCGGACGGTCATGGAAGTGAAAGACTTTCGCTATGGCTCTGCCGGTGTGCAGCATCTGGAGGTGACGGCAGTATGATCATCAAGGTGGGTATCCATTTTAATACCAAGCAGCTTCACGCAAAATCGGCAGTCCTGAAACAGCAGGCACAGGAATTTGTGGGAAATGAACTGCTGCGGAAATGTGATCCCTATGTGCCGTTTGACACCGGAATGCTCCGGGATTCCGGCATTTCTCACAGCAAGCCGGAGGAAGGGTATCTGTTATGGAAAACACCCTATGCGGCGGTGCAGTGGTATGCCGGCGTATCCCGTGGGCTGCGTGGGAAAAAGTGGGCACTTCGGGCATGGGCAGACCACGGCAAGCTCATTCTGAAAAACGCCCGTATCCTTGCAAAGGGGTGATAGAATGGCGATCATTTCGGCGATACGGGAGTACATTGCCGGCTGTCCGCTGCTCCATGACGGGGCGATCTTAGGCGTAGACCAGCTGGAGGCGGACACCATCGGCTATACTGTGGACACTACACCATGTGAACCAGTGGTGCAGAAGTACACGGACGGCAGCGACAAGCGGCAGTTTCTGTTCGTCTTTGCCAGCCGGGAGAAGTACGGGGAAAGGGTGCTGGAGAACATCGCCAATTCCGGTTTCTACGAGGACTTTGCGGACTGGATCGAGCGGAACAACTGGCAGGGTATCTTTCCGGAACTGGGCGACTATCGGACACCATACCGCATGGACATTGTTTCCAGCGGCTATGCCTATGACACCGGCGATGATACGGCTCGCTATCAGATCCAATTACGACTGATGTATTATCAGGACAGGAGGTATTTTACACATGGGTAAGAATTTGAAAAACGCAGACCTTGTACTGCGTACCGGCAAGGTGGCATTCTATCATGTGCCGGGACAGAGTGCCTATACACGCATGGAGGGCTTCACCAGCCTCTCCACGTCCAAGAATCCCACAGAGTATGAGCGGCAGTATGTGGACGAGGATTTCAAGCGGACGGATATTACCGGCTATAACACTGCCATTGCCTATGCACTGGATCGCTACAAAAAACATCCTGTGACAGATGACATTATCAACATTCACGAGAACGAGCTGCTGGGACAGGATGCGGTGCGTTCTATCATCAATGTGGATATGACCACAGCACAGCAAGGGGGCAGCGGCATCTGGGCGGCATCGGCAAAGATGCGTGACTATGCCGTCATTCCGGATGCAGACGGCGACACCACAGACTGCATGACCTATTCCGGCAACTTTAAGACAAGGGGCGAAATGGAGGATGTCACGGTGTACAGCACCGATGATTTTCAGACCATTACACTTTCTTCTCACACCAAGCCGGTACTGAAAACGCTGTCTGTTTCCTATGGCAGCGAGAATCTGCTGAAACCGACCTTCAAGCCGTCTGTTACAGAGTACACGGTCAGCAAGATCGGTTCTCTGAGTGTGTATGCAGCAGCGGAGAGTGACACATTTAGTATTACAGCTTCCTGCAACGGAAGTTCTTCGTCCATTACCAATTCTGGTGTGGCATTTACCGTCAAGGAAGGCGACTATATCTACATTACTGTTACAAACGGCACACTGGGCTCTAATACCTATGCCGTTAAGTGCAGTGCTTCGTAAATACCCCTCAGTCAGCCTACGGCTGCCAGCTTCCCTTTCAGGGGAGCCTATAATTGAATAATTCATCTTATGGAGGAATGAACGATGAAAGAAGATCTGACGATTTGGCATATCCACGGACTGGAGCTGCCGCTGGACATTGAGGAAGCGGACACCGTGGAAAAGTATGAGGCTGCTCTGGCACAGCTGGAGCAGGATGTGCCGGAGGACAAGTCTGCCGGTGCGGCAGCATACATCCGGGCATACTGCAAGGCGTTTCGTACCTTTTATGACACGCTCTTTGGCGAGGGTACGGCGGAGCAGATCTTTGCCGGCATCCCAGACCATGCACGGCGGTATACGGCAGTGTACGGAGAATTCCTGACCTTTGTGGCAAAGCAGGCGGCACAGTCCCAGGCGGAATCCATGCAGCTGAAAAAGAAGTATCTGCCCAAAGGCGGCAGACGATGAATCTGCTGTATGATGCCCTGCCGGACACGGTAACAGTAGACGGCAAGGCATACCGGATCTATACCGACTATCGGGACTGGCTGCGGTTTTATGATATGCAGGAGGACGATGGTCTTTCCAAACGGGAAAAGCTGCTGCTGATGCTGGAATGGTACATCGACAAGCCGCCGCTTTCCTGTCTGGAGGAGGCTCTGGAAGCTCTCATCGGGTTTGCGACACGCTCCGAGGAGCAGCCGGAACAGCGGCAGGAGCATTCCGGACGCAAAACCACAGACCGGGTGCTGTCATGGCAGTATGATGCAGCCTATGTGTATGCTGCGTTCCTGTCAGTCTATCACATGGACTTGCAGCAGGTGGAGCAGATGCACTGGCATCTGTTTCTGGGGCTGTTTGATGCCCTTCCGGACGAAACGCCAATTAAGCAGCGGATGGGATACCGCAGCGTGAATCTGGCGGAGATCAAGGACAAGAACGAACGGCTGCGGATCCGGAAGATTCAGGATCGCATCCGCATTCCGCAGCCGGAGCTGGACGGCTATCAATGCGGCGCGTTTTTTGGATAGAAGCGTATAAATAGCGGCACTTTTACGGTATGTGAGAGTGCCGTTTTTTCGGAGGTGGTGAAATAATATGGCAGATGAAAGCATCAGAGTCCCCATTGACGGTGATACCAGCGGTTTTGACCAAAAGGTTGAAGGCATGAAAGGGACGATCTCCGCAGCATCTGTGGCAATGGGCAATCTGCTCTCTGACATGGGAAAGAAAGCCCTGTCTGCATTTGGCGATATGATCTCCTCCGGGGACGAGTTCAACAAGGCGATCAATCAGATGTCCTCTTCGACTGGTGCGACCGGAGCGGAGCTGGAAGGGCTTCGGGATGTGGTCAAGGATGTGTACGGCAATAACTTCGGGGATTCCTATGAGGATGCCGCCAATGCCGTGGCAGAGGTCACAAAGCAGACCGGACTGATGGGCGAGGAATTGCAGTCTGCCACAGAGGGTGCTATGGCACTCAGCGACACGTTCGGCTATGAAGTCAACGAAAGCACCCGTGCTGCATCGGCACTCATGAACAACTTCGGGATCAGTGCCGAAGAAGCATACAATCTCATTGCCGCAGGAGCACAAAATGGTGCCGATCAGAACGGCGATCTGCTGGACACCCTCAATGAGTATTCCACACAGTATGCGGCACTGGGACTTTCCGCAGAGCAGTTTACCCAGAGTCTGATCTCCGGTGCAGAATCCGGAGCGTTCTCCATCGACAAGGTGGGCGATGCGGTCAAGGAATTCAATATCCGCTGCAAGGACGGCAGCGAGTCCACCGCAGAGGGATTCGCCATGATCGGCATGAATGCAGATGACATGGCACAGCGGTTTGCGGCTGGCGGCGATACGGCACAGGAAGCGTTTTTCCAGACTGTCCAGGCGTTGGACAGCATTGCCGATCCGGTGGCGAAAAACCAAGCTGCCATTGACCTGTTCGGCACACAGTTCGAGGACTTACAGGCGAACTTGCTACCTATGCTGGCAAACATGGAAGATGCGTCCGGTGTGGCGTATGATGCACTGGGACAGATCAACGAGGTCAAGTATGATGACATCGGCAGTGCGGTAGAGGGACTGAAACGGACTGTCAGCGGTTTCTCTCTGGATATGAAGTCCACGCTGTCTGCCGGAGCAGCAGATGCCATTTCCGGTATCATCAATGTGATGAACGGCGGAGATGCTGCCGGGATCTTTGACGGGCTATTTGAAAGCATCAACAGTGTGATCGACTCCATCGGCAGCAGATCCAGCGGCATGGTGGAAGCTGGTAAGAAGATACTGGGCGAATTTCTTTCCGGTATCCGGGAAAACCTGCCTGACATTCTCAGTGCCGGAACAGAGATCCTAAACAGCATCGTCCAGGGCATTTCGGAAAATGCTTCGGCATTACTGGAAGCAGGACAGACACTTTTGAACGGCATTATTACAGCGATTCAACAGGCATTGCCGAATCTGCTGCCCATTGCGGTGCAGCTGATCACCACGCTGATCAACGGATTGTCCGAGGGATTGGTGGCACTGATGGAGTATGTGCCGCAGATCATTCTAGCCATTGTCAATGTGATCGTGGAGAATCTGCCCACGCTGATCGTGGCAGCTATCGAGATCCTGAACGCTCTGGTAGGCGGTCTGATAGACAATGTCAGCACGATTCTAACAGCGGTCATTATGATTATCATGACACTTGCAGATATGATAATCCAGAATCTCCCTCTCCTGATCGATGCCGCCATTCAGATCATTATGGCATTAGTCAATGGCATTCTGGACAATCTGCCGCAATTGATCGAAGCGGCAATTGATATGATATTTGCCATTGTCAACGGACTGATCGAACAATTGCCACAGCTGATCGATGCAGCCATTCAAATTGTCACAGCTCTGTTTCAAGGACTAATAGACAACTTGCCAATGATCATTGAAGCAGCAATCAAGCTGATGTATGGTCTGTCTTCCGGGTTGATCAAAGCAATTCCGGATCTTTTGAAAGCGATTCCCCAGATATGGGGAGCGATCTGGGATGCGATCACCGAAGTGGACTGGCTGGAACTGGGCGGCAACATCCTGAAAGGCATTGCCAACGGTCTGATCGAGGGTGTTTCTGCTATCTGGGATACGGTGCAGGACGTTGCCGGACAGATCTGGGACGGATTCAAGGACTTTTTCGGGATCAATTCCCCGTCTAAGCTGATGCGTGACACTGTGGGTAAATTTTTACTGCCCGGCGTTGCCATAGGCATGGAAGACACCACGGGCGACACTGCCGATGATCTGAACCGTTCGCTGGATGCCATGATGGACAAGGTGGACACCGACCGGCTGCAAATGCAGCTGGATTCTGCGGTACAGATGCAGGGATATTCCAGCATGGGAACTGCCGGAACGGCAGTACAGTACAATCCGCCGGAGAAGACAGCGGCGGAGGAATACCAGCAGCCGCAGCAGAACGGGGATATTATCATTCCGGTGAACATCGGCGGCACACAGTTGGAAACCGTTGTGGTCAAGGCGGCACAGATCGCCAATGCACGAAGCGGAGGGGAAACATTATGAGACTTGTGAATATTTGGGCGAAGTCGCCGAGCGGCACTTGGTCTTGTGCTGCCAATATGCGACAGCTGGTTAACGGAGATTCTACTGCGGAGCCTCTGGGAAAACGATTCCAAAGTGCTGCCGGAACACAGATCTATTATCCGGTTCTGGCGTTGGTGAAAACCATTCCACTGTCGTTTGAGGTGCACGGAGATACCGCCTTGTCCAAGCTGATGAGTGTGCTCAGATGTGGTGTACTGTATCTGGACGGTGCAGTTTATCCGGCACAAACAGGGGCAATTGTTCCATTTGACCAGCATCTGGGAGATTGTTTGATCCTGTCCGGAAACGTTTCTGTGACCACGATTTCTGTTAGTCGTGAGATCTATCGCGTATCTTTTTCGGCAATCCGGCAGCTTGGTCAGGAGGAATTTGGTGAAATTCCGTATTTTGCCCCGCTTTTCAGTAATTCCCAGATCTCTTTTTCCGGCGTGGAAATCGTACAGGACAGCAATGGCACTCCCTTTTCGCCGCTGGCATATTTGCAGTCCAGAAGCGGCAAACGTCTGGCAGACGGCTCTGTGCAACTGCCGGACTATACGACCGAAAGCACAGACGTAATCTATCTGCATTTCTATGTCGGTGCAAATTTGCTGCAAGCGGCTTCGCCAAAAATTTTGATATATGGTGTCAACGGGTATCCAAATGCGGAGAGAGATCTGACGGCGTATTTTCAAGATTCCAGCGGAAATTGGATCGGCAGCGTCATTGGGATCGGGATCACCGGAACAGTGACAAACGCCTATGTGCGGATGCAGTGCGGCGATATTGACCGCATTTATCGTCTGCGGATCGATGCACCGAATTTCCGGGAGGATGAGATATGATCATTGCAGAATCTATTCGGGTGGAGGTATACAAATACAACTATGCCGCACACGGCTATGATCTGGTTACCACACTGACGGAATCCAGTATCATTTCTGCCGGCGGCAAGCGGCAGTGCTGTGCAGACGGCACATTTGAGATCGGCGGCGTGTATGCTGCCACGTTTTCCATGCAGGCAAAGATTCCGGGAATGACCACATTTCAGGTGCGTGGGGCAAAATTACGGGTACGTTCCAAATACGGCACTGAATCCGCATGGCACAATATGGGCACATTCTGGGTCACGGATGCCACCCGTGTGGGCGAGATCTTTTCCGTCAACGCACAGGACTCTGTGGGGTGGCTGGATACGTCCAGCTATAACAGCACATCGGAATCTGCCGTCAAAGCTGTCGGAAAGGTGCTTGCAGACAAGTGGCAAAACATCGGAATCGGAATCGACCAGTGGGACGAAAACGGAACTGAATACGGCGGCTGGCTGCAATATCTGACGGACTGCACCAATACCTTTATCCAGTCCCAGACCGGCGTAAAAGAGATGCTGCACTGGAAAGCGTATGACAAGGCAAGACGGGAAACTTATGGCAGGTACTGCAACGACAGGATCTATGCAAAGGTCAACGGGAAATGGTCACAAACCATATATCCGGCAAAGTTTTATCTGAGTGCGGAAAACAGCAACAGCGACTCTGACTGCCCACGGGATTTTTACCGCTATCTGGCAGAACTGGCTTTTGGGTTTGTGTATGCCAGACCGGAGGACGGAGCTTTGGAACTGGGACAGTTCGGGAACGGTTATCACGGAAGTGTCAGCATCGGCATGTCAGAAATAGAATACGATTCCTGTGAGATGGCAGATTATGAGATCCATATGCTGCGTACAGATGCCCGTGTGGAACTGGAAGATGAAAAATCTGCATGGGCATGGGTAAGACATAGTTCTCCGGATTACAGCACCAGTTCTTTTCAGCGATTTCTGATCGAATCCAATCCGTTTCTGGATGGTTTTGCAAAGGATTTTGTATTCAGCAGCGGCTATGGACTGAATACCATTCCTCATTCTATGTGGCTTGCAAGATATTCTTCCGACACCGGGAATCAGTATGCAGTGCGTCCGTTTTCCTGCACCGTACACAGTACAAAACGGTTTCAGCTGGGACAGAAAATCAAGCTCTCCTATCGGGATTTTCATGAAACCACTGCCAAGAGCTATGACAGCATTATCACTGCCATTGAATGGACATTTCGGGGCGGTACAAAGCTTTCCTGCGGCGGCGAGGACAGCCGCGTGATGGCGGACTGCATCCGTTCCTCCAAGGGCGACAAAGTCCGCAAAGAGGCACGGAACCGGTGCAGAGCGTTGGAAAAACGAGTTCAGAAACTGGGAGGGTAAGACATGATATTGCAGGCAAACAAGAAATTCATTGACACCAGCCATGTGGCACATCTGCTGACTGCCGGAGAAAAGTATGCGGACAAGCTTGTCTTTTCCGTAGAGCGATTTTATCAGGAAACCGATCTGTCCGGCTGTCTGTTTGTGATGCGTGGTGTCAACAGTGCCGGAAATCTGGCACTGGAAACGCTTTCGCAGGAAGTCATGGAAACAGAGATCCGGCTGACATGGAACGTGTCTTCGGCGTTTACTGCGGTTTCCGGTATGCTGGCGTTGGAGATCGTCTGCTATGACAACAGCGACCGCATTCTGAAATACACGGTCACGCCCATGCAGGTGAAAGCCTCTGTGCTGGAGGAATACAGCGGCGGTGTGGACGCTATCGAGGAAGCACTGAAAGAAATGGAACGGATCCTGACGGAAACCAGAACAATTTCGGTACAGCTGCCGCAGATCCGCAACGGCACATGGTGGCTGTATGATACCGACAGCGGAGCGTATACAGACAGTGGTCTGCCGGCTCGTGGTGAAAAAGGCGAACCGGGAGAAAAAGGCGATCCGGGCGAGCAGGGCGTTCCCGGTGAAAAGGGAGAAACCGGAGAAAAGGGTGAGCCGGGTGCAAAGGGCGATCCCGGCGAAAAAGGCGAACCCGGTGCACCCGGAAAAGACGGTGCAGACGGCGTAGACGGACGTGACGGTGCGGACGGAAAATCCGCCTATCTCCTTGCAGCAGAGCATGGCTACAGCGGTTCTGAATCCGAGTGGCTGGCATCTTTGAAAGGCGAAAAGGGAGATGCCGGACAACCGGGGGAACGTGGAGAAAAAGGGGATCCGGGAGAGCAGGGCATTCCCGGTGAAAAAGGCGACACCGGTGCAGACGGGAAAGACGGTTTTTCCCCCATTGCTGCTGTGGCGAAAGACGGCAGCACGGTGACCATCACCATCACAGATGTCAACGGTACAACCACAGTAACGCTGACAGAGGGTGCGGCAGTAGACCTCACCCCATACGCAAAGACGGTCTATGTGGACGGAAAGGTGCAGGAGCTGTCCGACAGCCTGACGTATACCTTGCAGGAGCATACGCTGTCCATCACGCATCTGGAGGAATCCGCACACACCCACAACAATCTGGACGTACTGAATAAGATCAGCGGAACAGAGTGGACACAGCTGGTTTCCATCAAGCATTACCACAACAACATAGAAACGCTGAACAGCATTAGTCCGGCGGACTATGAGAATCTGAGTAGCAAGTTTCCGGCGAGAATCACGGCGTTAGAGGATTCTTTGGGCGACATTGCAACTGCTCTGGCGGACATTGTGGAGGTGACGGCGTAAATGGCGACAATTGCACAGTACATTGCAGAGATCAACCACCAGCGTGACCTGCTGGCAGGGCATCTGGTTGCCCGTGGCATTATCGCAACGGCAGACGAAAAGCTGAATCTGCTGGTACACAAGGTTTCCCTGCTGCCCTCTGGCTCGACCGAAAAAACAGTGATTTTTGATGCAGACCACCGGGACGGAATCTTTCTTTCCCACAATAACACCTTGTACAGTCTTTCTGCGTTTACGGCGGTATATCCGGACTTTTGCAGCAGCAAAAATGAGTATGCCCTGAACTATTCCACCTCTATTTTTGGATGGGATTATTCCTGCTACACCTGTTCGACTGTGCCGCTGACGCTCTCTGCGGCAACACAGATCGCCATGCGGTTTCTGGCAAGCAGCACAGAAACCGGCATCATGCGGCTGGTACAGTCGGACAGCGGCACAGCAGAGGACATTCTCAGCAAGGCACAGACAGAGGGCAGCCATATTGACCTGTCCTTGCAGTGGCTGTACAGCACGGATTATATCACCACGCTGACCCCCTGCGAAGGTGTCACCACAGGCACATACTATCTGGCATGGGTCGGACGGAGCAACAACAACCGTCCGCTGATCCGGTCGATTACAGCGATTTAAGGAGGTTATTTTATGAATCTGATCGAGGCAGTTGAGCAGCTGAAAAGCGGCAAGGCGATCCGGCGGAGCAGCTGGGGGGATGCGGCGATTCAGGCGGCACAGCTGGAAAACGGACAGTATCAAATCTTTGCTTCTGGGAATCTCACGCCGGAAATGCTGGTTTTGCTTTCCGGCGACTATGAAGCAACAACAGGAACGGAGGAAACATGATGGAAGTTTTGGGTATTACAGCAGTAGCAGCAATCACGATCATCTGCTATCTGGCGGCGGAGATCGTGAAGGTCACTTCTCTGGACAACAAATGGATTCCGGTCATCTGCGGTATTTCCGGCGGCATTCTGGGAATTGCAGCGTTGTTCTGGATGCCGGATTTTCCGGTGCAGGATGTGCTGTCTGCGGCAGCAGTCGGCATTGTGTCCGGACTGGCAGCAACGGGAGCAAATCAGATTTTCAAGCAGTTCAGGAGCTGATGAAATGGCAAAATATGCGTATGAAGATAATCCGCAGCTTTCGCCTCATTTTTGTGCCAGAGAATTCCGCTGCAAATGCAGTTCTCCGCACACGTTTCAGGTGTCGGAACAGCTGATTTCGATGCTGGAACGGCTGTATATGGCGTTGGACTGCGGCAAGATCATCGTCAGCAGCGGCTACCGCTGTGCAGCACATGACAAGGCAGTTGGTGGAAACGGAGCAGGGCAGCATACCAAAGGCACGGCGGCGGACGTGGTGTGCTACGACAAGTCGGGCAACATAATTTCAGCAAAGACGGTGTGCTGTAAGGCTCAGGATCTGGGCTTCGGCGGCATTGCCAATATCACCGGTGCTTATACTTCGGTGCATCTGGATGTACGCACCGGCAGCCGATATTATGGTGATGAAACCAAAGGCACAAACACAGTGACAAACAATTTCTACAGCTATTTCGGCATTGCAAAAGCACAGCCGCAACCATCTGAAATTGTGGCAAAAGGGATTGATGTTTCCAAGCATCAAGGCGTGATCAACTGGGAAAAAGTCAAGGCATCCGGGCAGGTGGATTTTGCGATTTTACGGGCTGGTTTTGGGAAAGAATCCAGCCAGATCGATGTGCAGTTTGAACGGAATTACAGCGAGTGCAAACGGCTTGGAATTCCCTGCGGTGCGTACTGGTACAGCTACGCCAAAACTGCCGCAGAAGCGTGGCAGGAGGCTGCTGTGTGCCTGTCTGCTCTGGCTGGAAAGCAGTTCGAGTATCCAATCGCATTTGACATCGAAGAACAGGCAAGTTTGCAAAATGCAGATGCCCTGTGTCAGGCGTTTTGCAGTGCGTTGGAATCTGCCGGGTATTATGCGGCAATTTATACGTTCAAGTCGGCTCTGGAAAGCTGTATCGGGGACGATATAAAAAGCCGGTATGACGTGTTTCTGTCTCATGTGGATGTGAGCAGATCGTCCTATGCCGGGAATTATGGGCTGTGGCAGTACAGCTGGAAAGGCAGCGTTTCCGGCATTGTCGGCGAGGTGGATCTGGACTATGCGTATCAGGATTATCCGGCGATCATCAAGGCTGCCGGGCTGAATGGATTTGCAAAAAATGCAACAACTACCACAGACAAGCCGAATGAGGACACAGAAAAAGACACCAACAATAATGACACACTCAAACAGATCTTGCGGCACGTTGCCAGTATTGACGAGAAATTGAACGGATAAAACAGCGGTAAAACGCCGTTTATAGGTAGTAAAAAACGCTCTTGAACGTGGTGTTCAGGAGCGTTTTTTTCGTT